TAAAGATTTTACAAAAAACAAAGATATAGAAAATATAATAGTAAAAGCTAAAATATTATATGGTTTTGAAGAAAAATATATTAAAAAAGAATGTGATATTAAAATTCATGATTAATAAAAATTAATTATTTTTTGCTAATATTTTTGGGGGTAATATACATTGAATAAAAATAAATTAGAAAATTTTTTAAACGAAACTAAAGAAGAAATTGATTACACGGTTAAAGAATTTATATTAAACGATATAAAAACTTCAATCACATATAAAAACACGTTAAATAAAAATAATATGATAATTTATTTAATAAAATCACAATTTCATGATATAATTAAAAATGTTATCAAAACACAAATGAAAAAATATAAAATAAAAAACATAAAAGTTATGAATAATCTTTTAAAAACAGACCACCGTTCGTTTCTTTTTTTACCAAATCAAAAAAAATTTCATGTTGTATTTTTTAAAAACAAAAAAATGATATATCCAATTATATCTAATATTCCATCTAATACATTTTCCAATATTACGTGTAATGAAAATAAAGATATTATAAATACCAAGAATGGCTACATAAAGATATGTTCAAATAATTTAAAAGTAAATGATACAGTACAGGCTGGTTTTAATTATCTAGTTCCTTTTATTTTTGAAACTAGATATGTTTTTCAAGTAACGCATGAAAATGATAAAGTGAATCTTTTTGAAGTTGTTGTTGAAACCCGTATCAATAAGCACAGCATCACGTTATTTGACGATTTAATAGAACACTCTGATATAAACATACCTATAAAAACATATATAGATAATTGTGAAAATATGTTTTTACAACAGCGTTTTAAAGTTTCTAAAATATTAAAAATCACAAGTTTATTATCAACGTCAACTTTTTCTTCTTTGAATAATATTTTACAGAATGAACAACGTATTAAAGATAATAAATTTGCAGTAGATGACAAGATAGATGAAGAAAAACACAACTTATTTAAAAAAATAACTTATGACTTGGAAAATTTAGAAATTAATTGTCCTGGGTACACCGATGGTACTTTTACATTTACATTTAATAAATTTTTACGAAATAAGTATATTTTATCGCTTTTTTTAAATGTTAAAAAAAATAAAGAAAAAAAAGCATATCCACATCGTTTGGAAATTAAAATTAGATTTTCTAATCCAAATAATAATAAAATATACGTAGACCCGTGTCGATATACAAACAAAGATGTTGATTTTAAAACTCTTGAATTTACATTATATGTTTTACAGAAAACAGTAGAATATTTTAAAAATAATCAATACATGCCCATGGTTGAGGAATATAAGAAAAAAGTCAAAGAAATAAAAGACGAATATAGGAATGATTTAAAAAATATGTTTAAACAATTTGAAAACACTAAAGATCTTGAATATATCCTAATGAAAATTGATATGTTATATGATATAAAAAATAAAAATATTCAAAAAGTTTGGGAGGTTTCTTTGGATGAAAGCAACTAAAAAAGCTTTGCTGGAAGAATTGAAAAACATAAAATATATTACGACAATAGCTAAAAAATATTTTAGTAAAGAAACAACGAGACAGCATGTTTATAATAATATTGAAAGATTAGCTAAAAAATATAATATTGAATGTTATGTAAATCCGTCATGTACAAATATGATACCACCACAAATATCAAAAGATATATTTGAATTGAAGAAAATGATTAAATATGAGGATTCGGATTACTATAAAAATGTATTAAATTATCCTGTTGTATTAGTAAGAAATACAGATGATGTGATGATGGGAAAATATAATTTAGATAAGTGGAAATCATTTTTAACAGAATTGTTTTCACCTATATTAAAAAAATTTTTTACAGATATGTATAAAGATACTATCTTGGATATTACACGGAAATTTGATAACATTGAAAATTTTAAAATATTCATGTCATCAGAACTAATAGAGCGGAATGTTCTAGATGCGTGGATAATGGATTTAGATATCGAATTATTATCTAAATGGGGTGGTGAAATAATATCTAATGATAGTCATTTATATAATATATATTGCGTTGTTTACAAGAAAGAAATAGACGATAATGATTACTTTTTATATAATGTTTGGTATAATATTCAAAAAGCAAACTACAATTCTGAACCTATTTATTATATTGTACTAGACTTTGATTTAAATAATAATAAAAAATATTTCTTTTTAGCGTCATATGATTTAATGTATATCAAAAATATTTCTAATATAAAAGATCTCGCGTTTTATACAAATATTAGAAATCTCAATAGAAAAATTAATGAAAATTTGCTCAATATAAAGTATGAAGCTAGAAAGAAGGTTTTGAAAAATATTATTAATTTACATCTATCTAAATGTAAAGATTGTGTTGGTACTTTAGTGCCCGACAATTGTTTTGATATCGAAGACGATCCAACTGGAAAATACCCAGCTAGATTTCAATATGTTATAACTTCAAATGCTAATTTAGAAGTAGGTGTGAATATTGTAGATAATTTAGGGTATATAAATAATCGTGATACTATAGAAAAAATATCCAATAATTTAACACCAGCAAACAAAGACATGTTTCTGCATAATTTAAACAACGGTATTCCATATATATTTTCTTATGATTTTAATTTTAAATATAATATATCTATTACAAAAGATTTAGAAGAAGCTGAATTTGATTATATTACAGAAAAGTTAGAATCTAAAGATGCCCGATTTAGACAATTTCTACATCCAACATATGATTTAAAAACCAAAAAAGCATTTGATGAAATTTCTTCTTATATTAGAGATGAAACAGTATCTAAGTATTTTAAAATTACTGATAAATTTACTGATGTTTTATATAATAAAGATAAAATAGATGAAATATTAAAACAGGGGAGGGAGTATCAAAAAAATAAAATAAAAGAATATACAAAAGAACTAAGCAATATCCTTAAAAATAAAAACAATAAAAGTTTTCTGGATATTATCACAATATTGTTATATAAAGAAGTGTTAACAAATGATATGATTTGTTATGAAACACTATGCTTGTATTCTTCTGAAAAAAATAATTAAAAACCGGAGGTTGCAAATGAACAGAAAACTACAGTCATTGATAAATAAAAATAAAATTAAAATTAAAATAAATTCAATTAATGATAACGGACAATTCAATAAATTAATGTTAACTTTAACTTGCAATATTAAAGGTTCAAAAAAAGTAGCATCCTTTGATTGGTATGTATCAAAAGAGATAGAAACTACGACACTTAATCTAATGTCTGATATAACAAAAACATTAACATATTTAGTAATTACTAATTTTAAATATGAATCTTTTATTAAATATGCTGATGTTGATAGAAAATATTTTTCTAATGCTGTCGGTGTATATAAGTTATTTAGACGTATATTTAAAATTAAAACATTAAACAGCTTTTTAGATATATGGAAAGGATGATAAATAGTGGCACAAACTAAAACATCAATAATACATGATACATTTAGAAAGATAATACGTGGAAATGAAAAACAATATTATGATGATTTTTTAATAAAAAAGACATATAATTGTGATTCAATAGTTTGGATTTGTTATAAAAATTTGAATGTACTAGGGTTAGAAATAGATATTTCAAAAAACGATTCAATGTATTTTATGTTTCAAAAAATATTAAAAAACGCACACAATTATATTCTTTTGATAAAAACATCAAATGATGATTCGCCACCATTTGCTTTGAGACCCGATTTTGATTTTATTGCAGAACAACCTAAACTTATACCATATTCAAAAATAAATTCTGAAACAACTATATCAGAAACAATTATATTTAATATAGAGGGGGAAATTAACAAATTATATTTTTCGTTGAATGATTATAAGCTTAACAGATCATCAATGAAAATTTCGCTTTCACCAACAATTAAAAAAAGCATAATAGAACAATTTGAATTCGAAAATAATATAAGTTTAGATATTAAATTTCCTTTTTCAGATATATTTCGAACAATTACTACAGAAAATCAAACAAATATATCAAAATATAAAACTGAAGAATATCGTAAATTTCTTATAGACGCTTTTCTCTATAGAACATATCATGAATTAAAACAAGTTGATGGAGTACAAACGATAAGTATATTCTTATCAAAATTTGGATGTAATAAAGAAGATTTGCAATTGCAATCATACCCTTTCAGTGGAATCACAAGTAAACAATATATGGAAAGTTTAGACGACGCTATAACTACATTTATGGGTAATATAGTTCCAGTTAATTTAGAAAATATAAATGATCCAAATATTTTTCAAAGTCATTTTACATCAGAATTTAGAAAACAACACGATTCATTTATATTTGATATTGAATATAAGAATAACGATATGAAAAAATCAAAACATTTTAAATATAAATTTGGTAACAATTTATCAGATGTTTACGTTCACCCAGATATAAAATTTAATCCAATAGAGAATATTCAAACATTGTTATCTGTGGATAAATATTTTTTAAATATTTACAGATTTGAAAACAGCAGCATATATTCAGAAAGAACACAACTTTTAGCCGCGTTTATATCGCAACAGCTAAAAACAATTTTACTTCCATTTACAGAAAATGAAAAAGATAGTGAAATACTTAGTAAATTATTTATAAAAACAAAAAGCTCAAGCAACAATTATTTTGAATTAGAAACAAATTTTCCTTCAAAACTTAATTTCGATGACATTAGTGCTGACTTATCGTTGAAAAAGGAAGACTTAATTTCAATGCAAACATCACCAAAATCAAAACAATATATGTCATTTCCAAACTTTGTGTTTTATTTAACTTCGAAAGAAGAAACAATATTGATGTCTTACAACATTCAAAACAGGATTCATAAGAATAACTCTTATTCATTACTTTTGAATCCTAATGGTTATTTATTTGATAGAAATAATAAAATTATTAGATCAGTGGTTAATTTTATAAATTCCGATAAATTTAAAAAGGAATTATGTTCTATAACTAAATCGAATCCTGTTAAATTTGATTTTTCAAAACAAACAACAGGCCTTAATAAAATGCTTCAAAATAAAAATCTGTCGTTAGAACATTGTATTATAAAATATAGATATGCTTATCCCAAAGAGAGGAAGTAGAAAATGTCTATATTAAATTTAATTTTTATTACAATTGTGTTTTATGTAATAAACTTATTAATTAGTGTAATATTTGTTTATATATGTTATATATCGAAACGGGTACAGATAAAATGTTTAATATAAATATTAACAAATATTGGCAAAATAACGAAATTAAAAATATAGATGAAACACATTATAAAAATATTAATAAGTGGTTAAATAAAAATGATTCTATTGTAGATCATATCAAAATAAACTTTACAAATCCAAACACAGAACACTATTGGAATAATGTGTTTTATGAACAAACATATTATGTAGAATTAACAGCACATTTATTTAAAACAAAATATTATTTAATTTCTGTATATGATAAAGTAATTAGGACATATGAATCGTGTTTGGATGAAACACCGAATATTAGTATATTATCCATCTATATGTCATTAAATAAAGAATTATTATCTTGGTTATATTTATCTACATGTCAGTTTATACCATATGTATCATACACTTATTTTTCTAACTCCATATTCTATATATATGAAAAAGAATTATATGATATGAAAAACCAAATTCTCAATAATATTCATAATCATTTAAAAGAATTTATTGACACACCTAGGTTTAAAGATCAAAAAGACAACATATATTACGGACATAACAATTATAAACATTCTAACCAATTTGTGTATGATACCAATAGTTTGATAGGAAATTATACATTAGATTTTCCTATTTGGTCAAAATATAAAATGCATGAAATGTCAATCGTTTTGCCAAATATAAAAAAGTATGATAGCACGTGTAATATAATAACAGCCTGCTATGATGAATTATATTATATTGTAAATAATGAAAAATTCAAAATTACAAATAATAAAAAGGAAATTAAGAAAACAAACGATTATATTGTAAAACAGTACGGTGTATCAAACGCAGGTATTTATTTAAGTTTATGTGAAATATATAATATATTATATAATGAAATGGTTGGTGGTTTTCAAAAAATAACAGAAGAGAAATTGAATATAAAATCTAAATATTATGAAAATACATTTGATGATTTAAATAATATTGAAGAATTTTTAGCTTATATGTTTTACAAACATCCAAACATTTTTCAAAATATGTCTATACAATTAAGAAGGTGATCAATATAGATATTTATCAAGAAAAACACATAAAGTATTTTAATTATTTACAAGATTGTTTTTGTTTAACTAAAATAGATGGGATATTATCGGACATACATGATGGTAAATATAATGATAAATATCGGGGTGATTGGAATTGTATATTAGATTCAGAGTATAAAAATAAAATAATTGAATCTTTTTGGAAAACATGGCAAACGCTGTTTAAAATACAACCAATATTTGATAATATAGAAATATTATATAGGGATATTGATGATTCGTGTTTCAGTGTGTTAACTAAAGATTTTAATAATAATAATATATCTGACGTATATATAAGAATAGTAGATAATAATCAAAATTATATATATTTCGGACATCCTTTTTTCAAAAAACTTGAACCAGTTAATAAATTTTCAAACTTTTTAAATTTGCATATATACACACCGTCTGGGACAAAATCACTATATAACGACAATATATTTCATCCATTTTTCGAAGACGATCATTTTAATAAAATGTATTATTATGACAATAAACTTTTTACTTATGTATTAGATGCAATTTCAGAATATTTACCAGATATTAAAAAGTATGCTCGACGATCATTATTAGACTATTTAAACACCGGAATATCCACATCATCTAATTATATTCCAGAGCGTATGCAAAATGTTTGTTTGGAATATAAAACATACGATTCTGATTATAATCCTAAAAGTTTAATATATCGCTATAATATTAAAACAGATACTATTTCTTTTGATCCACAAAATGATTTATCTGATAAGGATCCTTTGAAATTGCAAATAAAACATTTTTTAGATGAAGAAATTTTTATGTATATTGATGATATGTGTAAAAAAATAATAGCTGATAATATAAAAGAATATGATAAAAGATTTTTGACTATAGACGAAAAAAAAGATTCTTTTATTCGAAATCCTGAAATAAGTTTAAAAGATATATTTTCTTATATTAATTATAAAATAGGGGGGTTAGTATCAACATCGCATTTAAAAAAGTTGGAAATATAATTTAATTTAAAAATCTTTACAATAATCCAATGGAGGGATTTATTTATGGAAGGAAGAACATTTAGACCACTGAACGATACTATTTCCGATGTTAAAGACAATATTAATTTGCAGCTTCAGGGAGCATCTATGCCAATTCCGATTTGGGTTGGTAACCCCGGTATGGCAAAAACCCAGCATGCAAAGTTGCTAGCGGAAAATATGGGTTTGGAATTGATATACATTTCATGCAGTAAACCAGCAGAATATTTCAGTGGTCTGCCTTTGACCAATGTTATTACGTTAGATAAAATTAATTCCGGTGACACGTATTGTACGTGGACAAAACCAGAAATAATTCACGTTGCTAATAAAACAGCCAAGGAATCGAAAAAACAAGTATTAATTCTTTTTGATGATATGCAGCTTTTAACCGGTGATATAAAACAGTCATATTTCTTTGAATTGGTTTTAGAAAGATCTCTTCATAGTTATAAACTGGATAAAAATGTAGCATTCATGGGAACAATGAATCATACAGCAGAAGATGGTTTTGAAAACTTTTATCCAGCAATTGTTAATAGATGCCAGTGGTTTTTCGTTAATCTCCCGTTTGAATATTGGTACGAACAGGTTGGTTATCAGCTTGATAAATATGTAGCAGGTTTCCTTAAAACCAATCGGGAATACGTAACAGAAATGGAATGTGTAGATGGTCCATTTGCAACAAATCGTGTATGGTCACAGCTAAGTGATTTGATTAGAAGTAAAGTGAAAAATGAAGGTGAAAAAGGTCTTGAAAACAAAGCATATAATATTGCTATGACTATGGTTAGCCCCAGTGCAGCAAATGCTTTCAGAAAAAGTATTATAATTCAGAAAGAATTTGATTTTGAAAGTATGGTAAAATCCGGTGAATATAAGTGTAATAAGAATGATACAGTAGCACAGTATCTATTTTCAAATGTAACAAGATATCTTGCAGAAGAAAAACATTTTAAACAGTTTGAAAAATTCATTAAAGACTGTGCAAAAGAAGATACATATGAAAGTCTAGTTGTTAGTACTATGCTTGAACTTCGTATGTTAAATCAGTCAATGTCAGTTGTTGATAAACAAAAGCTAACTGAGAAAGAACAGAAAACCGTCGATAAGAGAAGAACCAGATTCCAGACTTTGATAGATAATCTTATCGATGATATCAATATAATTAAAATTATGAAAAATCCGTTGTTTTAAATAAGATATAGTAAGGTGGGTGATAGAATCATCCACCTTACATTTCTAACCAAAAGATCGACAATCTTTATGGGAGGACATTTTATATGACAAAGATCCATAGTGTAACTGATAAAGATACAGAAAATCAAATAAAACAATTGAATAATATTAGTGTTGAAGAATTAGATATTACTGATTATGACCATAAACAAATTGAACAAAAATTTATGACTAGAATTGTTAAACCAATGTCTGATGTATTTGCTGGTGATTTTTCTGTCATATTTTCTATGTTCTGTGTAATACCAGTTCATTTTCATATTTATAATATTGACATAGAAGACGCTTCTATTTTAGATGATAATATAATAGAAGAAATAAAAGATAGAACTGAATTAACTTTCGATTCTATTCCATTATCATCAGCATACTGTTGTGTTAATGTACATCGTAGAGAAATTGAAATTCACATTAGTTTCTTTAAAAAACGAGATGTTGAATTAAAAACATTTATAGATAAAATAATAAACTACCACGCTAGAACACTTGGTTTTATTTATATGCATGAAATTATGCATATATTTAATCGTGATTTAGAATCATTTGATGCACATATACAAACAGCCCAAAGACTGTTTAAAGAAAAACATAACGAAGAAATCAGTAAACAATATTCACAACAATTTTGTAATATTGCATGTGATTTTCATATTAATAGCACATTACTTAGAAAAAATCAAGTGTTTAACGATGGATCATTTGTTAATTTTATTTTATATTCACAAGATTATAATTCAGATAATATGTCTGTTTATGATATTTTAGAAAATGTAATAGAAACAGCTGAAGTAAATGTATATTCTTTTGGGGACTGTAATTCATCACAGAGTGATAATGGTTCAGGTGATTCGTCTGAAGAATCAGGATCTGATGATTCAAAAAACAATGAAACAGACGGGGAAAAATCAAAAAATAATTCTGGAAAAAATAAAAAACATACCGGAAAAATAATAGTATCCAAAACTAAAGCAGGAAAAAAAGTTGATATTGATTTGGATGGTGAAATAATAAAAGGAATAGACGAAATGGAAAACGATGGGAGTAATACAGACGGATTATCTGTATCGGATATAATTGGCGATGTGGTAAATGATATGGTAACAAAAGTAAGAGGCCTGGGGAGCAACAACGTGCTCAGTCAATTAGGAATTCCGTTAGCAGTTAAAATGAACTGGGCTAGAAAACTTCGTAGACGTATGGCTTATCTTTGTGGTGAAAAGAAACAGAGAGACGAAACAACATGGACAAATCCAAATATCTATTACAAACACATAGCTACATTACCCGGTCCTATTAAACGTGGTAAAATGCCAAAAATATATATTTTGGTAGATAGTTCGGGTTCAATGTCAAACGAAGAACTAAGAAAAATAAATTATATTCTCAAGGAATTAAATACAAAAGGATTTCCAATTATAACCATAATTCATGATTATAGTATTTCCAGAATTGATAGGTTTGAAGCTAAATCAAAACATATAAATAATTTTATACAATATCGATATTCGTGTGGTGGTACTAGTCATGAAGATGTGTTTAATTATATAGAAAATGAATTAACAAATCGAAAAGAATACAAAAAATCAATTGTATTGATAGCTTCTGATATGTATTCTGATATTGACCAAATATATAAAAATTATAAATGGATTAAACATGTTTCGACTATTGGACTGGCTTTTGGAAGAAACAATAATTATCAATTACCATTTGGAGAAACCATAGATATAGAGTGACGCTGCACTCGGCTAAAGACCGAGCATCTTTCTCAGCAAAATTTTGGTAAAAAAATAACAAACGTCGGGGTTTAAATACTCCGGCGTTTATTCGAAAGAAGTTGATTAAATGTATATGACTGATTTGGTGTTATCTCAATCAAATTTACAAATATTTCTTATAAATAATAAAATATTAATTGAAAAATTATATAATGGAATAAATAAAGAATATATCTTAAATACAGAGTCTATAGTAAAAACGGAAATTATTTTATCAAATATAAAAATACCTTCCGATATAATTACTGAACACTCAGAAGACTATTCAGAAATTCAAATCTACGATATACAAAATTTATATACTTTTTTGCTTGAAATGTACGACCGTGAATCATTATATCAACACACCAGGCAATATTCTACATATCCACGAGGATCTTTAATTGATGAATTGAACAATGCATTGAGAGGGATAGAGCAAATTTTGCATCGTATAAATACAAAAACGGATTTGATAATATATAAATTTTCAAGAGTGTTGTTATTTAGATCCGGAAAAATAGTACGTGGCCAGTCTGAAGACGAAATATATAAAAAATATTTTAAAAATATTTTGAAATAATATATTATGTATATATATTATATTAAAGTAGTATGGAATTGTTCTTTCGTTTTTTGAATTTTAAAATTAGTTTATGTGTTGAAAACACATAATTAAACACCCGGTAAGAGGAACTGCCGGGTGTTTAGCTATGAAAGGAGTTGGAAGACGTGCAGACAGAAATTAATGATAGCATGAGTGAGAGAGAATCTAACGAAAACTCCAAGGATACAAGCAACAAACCTAAGTTGTACGTTGTTGTATGTTGTTGTGTGTTGTTGTGGCTGAAGAGCTTTGTGGGTCGTTTGTTCGCTTCCCCACAAAAACCTTGTTCCTTACACTTGCTTACAATACCATACCGATGTTATTTAATAAATAGCACCGGTATGGTGTGCCACCCGTTTGGGTGGAATTACTTTTTGATTTGTCTTCAGTTTCCGGTAGACCCAAACCCGCCAGAACCTCGATTCGTTTCTGATAAATCTTCTTCAGATTCAAAAACTGTTACTTTACAAACTTCCAATATACATAACTGTGCAATTCTATCACCAATATTAATATATCGTGTTGTATTAGAATGATTCATAAGAATCACACCAACATTGCCACGATATGATGAATCTACAATACCGGGAGAATTTAAAACAGTTAATTGTTGTTTTAATGCTAAACCACTTCTAGGGCAAACCATTGCAACAAAATTATCCGAAAATTCTATTTGAATACCAGTGTCAACTAAAACACATTGATGTGGTGCTATTTTATAATAATTAGCAGATCTTAAATCCATGCCAGCATCGCCTTCATGTTGAATCGATGGAAGTAGATATTTTTCAGGTAATCCATTTCTTTTAATTATAACATTAGCATACATTATTGACTCTCCTTTTCGTCATACATAAAAATCCAATCGGTTCTAGCTTCTGGCAATCCAACACCATCGCGTGCATTATATTTACCATTATATAAATGGTGTATATCACCACGAATTACATCAAATTCAATTTGACAAATTGGCATTCCGTATCTTAAAACAAATGGTTTAACAGTTGTTATTTCCAAAGTCCAGGAACCAATAAAACCAATATCGCCATATCCAGCTGTTAAATGAATACTTATTCCCAATCTCGCTAGTGTAGATTTGCCTTCTATTTTTGGTATGTAAACAGACGAACCAGCTAATTCAACAGTATGTCCGAGATATAGTTTTCCCGGATCAATTACTTTGTATTGTTTAGATAAATCATATTCTGTCCATCTATGTTCTTTCAATGGATCAACAATTAAATCATCTAATTGATATAACTCTTTTCCTAAATGTAAATCATAAGAATTAGGATTTAGAAAATCTTTTCTAAATGGTGAAATAACAATGTTACCAAGTTCTAACTCTTTTTCATATGAATTACCAGATAAAATCATAATAAAACCCCTTTCATTTGTAATAGTTATATTATACTATCTATATTTTATTTGTCAACAAAAAAAATAACTACGAGAACCAGATATTATCCAGTTCCCGTAGTTATGTAATTATTTTTTGTTTTGTCTTTAAATAGTTATATACCATACTTGTATTGTTTCACCCAATTCAAGCATTCCGTCTAAATTATATCCATTCCAATCAATTCTTCTTGTTACACCAAATGTATCAACTGTAACTGTGAAATCAATATCATATTGTAATAGAGGACCACCTATAACTTGTACTTTGGTAAAATTATCTTGTTTAATAACATATGAAAGATCTATAAATTTATTTATTAAAATATTATTATCTACTATAAATGTTTCATATTTTTCAATTGCTAAATCGGAATAATCTACATAAACACCTTCATTATCTACAGCTATGCCAGAATTTGGTTTAGGATGAATTCCAACTTTATCTTCAATTACAAATAACGAAGTATCATGATTTATACCTACTGTCTGATTAGGGGTTAATCCAGATAATGATAATCCATAAGAAGCATTAACAGAAACAATTCCGTCAATAACATTTAATCCATTTCCTATTTGTACTTTTCCATAACTATCTTTTGTTGCTTCTGGCATACCACCGAATGATATTACTATCCATTCATTATTATCACTATCGTATGTCCATTGCTCATCAGTATCTATTACTAAAACAGTCCAGTTTCTTGATGGTATTACACCAGTATCCCAGTTTCCTTCTTTGAAAGTATATATTCTGTTATCAGATAAATTTAAAACTCGATATCCTTCAACCGTAGTAGTAGGCAAAGAATAGGATACTGTATTAACCGGTCTCTGCCAATGAGATCCACTTAGCATTTGTTCGATTCTATTATCCACATAAGATTTATTTGTAATATCTTCATCTTCCGAAGGTATTTCATATGTTTTTGGAATATCATTAAATATTTTGGTACCGTCTATATTCTGTAAATCTGTTGTTAAAGCAAATCTTGTTGAACCGTCTGGTAATAATTCTAAATTTAATTCGTGAGGTCCATCACCAAGTGCTATAAATCTACGATCAATTTTAGGCATTTTATATTTTCACCACACTTATTCTTCACGGTCTGGAACATAAATATAAAAACTTTTTTCTTTTACAAATACAACAAAGTCGCCCTGTCGTAGTCCACCTATTTTTTCATGATCTTCTATGGAAGGTACTAAAACTACACGTGCCCACATCGGATAATAAGTTGATATTGGCTTGCTGTCGTCTATTTCTTCTTCGTGTTCACTTATTATTATAAATTCCCAACCTTGTAGTCTCATTATATCTAATTGATTTGCTGTTAAATCATATAATGAAGCTGGGGTATTTACATATCTATCGAATAAACTAAAATAACCATATTGTTCAATTCTTACATCATATAAGGTTATTTTGGCCATTTAATCACCTTCTTTATTCGGCAACATCAGTGTAATATTTAATAAATAATTTATCATATAATTCTAATAAACCATCTAATGTTTTTCCAGTCCAACCAACGGTAAAATGATTTTCTACTATAAAAAAATCAACATCTCTTAATAATTGTGGTGATCTATAATTTTCTTCAGATATCACATATATTTCGATGGGTAAAGATTCTGCTATTTTATAAGTGGTGCTAACACTTTTGTTTGATATTTCATTTTCTGTTAAAATAATCAATTCCGTGACTATTGGTAATTGATTTATAGATATTTTACCATCAGAATTTAAAGTAGCTATCCCATCGGGATTTCCAACATCGTTTTGAGAAACAGCACCAAGATCTTCTAAATTATGTGTATGGCCGTGTATTTCTACATCAGTGCTACTAATAGGTGGTGCTACATTTACAATTCTATTTCCAGACATATTTTTATTAGAATATTCTCTTGTCTCAAACGGCATTTACGTCACCACCCAACTTTAAAATATATGCTTTACCAACCATCGACGGATTAACATGTATCTGAATTGTATTCAAATCTTCAACGTCATAGGCCGGATGAAATCTAACTCCATCTTTATCTTCTGCGAAAACATAAATATCATTTGTACCAAAATTATGTTCTACAAACCAATGTGAAGATTTTTCTATTTGATTATGTACATGAAGATGACTTCCGAAATCACCTAAAAATATTAAATGTTCAAGTATGCTCATATTTTCACCAACTTTATAAGATTGGCATTAGATCTCCATTTTCATCTAATTCAAATAACGTTTTATTAATTCCATCAACATAAAGATTATTATCAACAATTGTTATAGATTCTAATTCTGTTAAATTATCGTGGCTATGAAAAGGTGCTGTAGAATATTTAAAACCACCTAATCCATCAGCAACTAATAAAACACCTTCTTCTTCACTACCAGACGATATCCATTTCGGTTTTAATCTTGAATCTGGCATTTGTTAAACTTCCTTTCAAACTTATTCTTTTTTCTCAAACATTTTAGCTTGTTTCATTTCTAAAACAAGTCTCTTTTTTTCATAGTACAATCGTTGTTCTTCCACTTCTAATCGTTTTTTCTCTGTTTTTAAACGGACACGATTTATATTATTTTGAGTAGATATTTCCTTGCATAACATTATATAAGCATCAGCCAAATACAAACGAGAAGATATTTCCACTCTTTCCATTAAATACGAAACAAATACTGGTGAGTTACTAAATCGTCCGTAATATTCATCTATTATTGAAAGTTTTTCCGTCATACGTTTATTAAGCATTTCAATATTAAATTTATCGGCTTCTTCAATACTATACGAAGGAGTCACTACAAAAAATAAAAATAAAATAATACATATAAACTTTTTCAAAAAATCAACCCCAAAATAAAACCCGGGTAGGATTTCCTACCCGGGTCAATGATGTTTTCTTATATATTCAGTAAAACCTATTCTTCTTCATCTAAAACAAAAACATGTTTGTATTCTTCTGCATCTGGTGTGTCTTCTTCAATGATAGTGGGTTCTGGTACATATGGAAATTCAATATATGTAAGACTTTCAGAATTTGTAAAAGCCATCCCTGTTTTATCAACAAAAACTAAACCTTCTATATCATATGCATTTTTACCGTTTTCATCTTCCGCAAAAACATTACCAGCACGTTTGTTTTGGAATAATCCATCCGAAACTTCAACCCATTCTTCGGAATCTCCTGTAAGCGGTGTAAGTGGTTTATATCGAGCCAATCTGGAAAACAATTCTATTGTAGCGTGTGCACTAAAACCACTATGATCTTGGTTATCAAATTTTTCAATTAGTTCTACAACAGCTTCACCAAGCATACCATTATAATCTGACTCCTCATCAAAAAAACCAGCTGCATCCAATTCGCTCTTTGCATAATCAACAATATTACTCATAATTATCCAACTCCTATAATAATATTTGTTACTAAACTTCTAATTTTGTTTTTGTGATTATTTCCGCATTTTCTAAAGCTAATTTATTCATTGATTGACACATATTTAATACATGAATATTTCCTATTTTATTTTCAGATCCAAAGAAAACTTCTAAATGTTGTTTAACTCTTTTTATATGCCAAGGTTGTGAATATTTTTTATCTGTATTATTTTTACCATTAGTATAATTCTCATATAATGTTTTTTTAATCATATTTTCAAATTCTGTTACATGGAAACATTTTATTGCTAATTCAAATTGTTCATGTTCTAAATAATCTGTATCTAAAACAATTGGTATGCAACCACAAACTTGTGCTTCACCAACTACTAGACTTAAACATTCTGTTGTAGATGGTAACAAAAGATATTTTGTATCTTGTAAAAAACTGTAAATTTCATTTATATCTAAATTATTATACACTTCGTTTGCAGGTATGTCAAGATACTTTTCATCAACCGAAGAAATTATTCCATAATCCATTTTTTTATTAAGTATATTTAATAAAAAAGTTCTGATCTTTTTGTGGAATTTACCTTCACACCATCTACCAATAAAACTCATATCATATTTTCTTTCAGATAAAGGTTTTTTATTTACATATTTAAATAAAAAAGGATATGGTAATGGAAAAACTGTTGGATATGCTTCTGCTGTATTTAAATGATATTTATAATTTAAACTTAAAGCAATTACATTATTTGGTATATTAATATTGGAATGACAAATATTAAAAACTTTATTCTTAGGATAATTTATATAATCCGTTCTTGTAAATATTTCTGAATTAGCTTCATTTAATATTATAAAATCATAATCACCAGTATGAATTAAATCTTTTAAAAAAGTTTTCTGTGTATCAGTATCTTGAGAATTTAAGTAATCTATATTGTGACCCATAGATTTTAATAATAATAAATAAACAAACCCAATTTGTTCAATTCCAGAACCGCAATTAGGACCATAAAATAAAATATCCATTCATAATAATTCCTTTCTTTTATTGTAATATACCCTTTTTAACTTTAAATCTTTCATATTCGTCATCTAAACATAATATTAAAGATTTAGACGCTTGCATTAACGGTGTTTCTGTAGTAGATTCCAACTCAGTTTTATTATTCTGTCTATAATCTTTTTTCTTATTAACTAATGCCGTCACAGAATCGTAATGTATTTTAATTTTATTCCAATATTCTACTTTTTTATTTTCTATATCATTAATAATATTGCCGGCGAATGTTGAAACATCAGTTTCAGATTTTACATTTTTTATTTCGTCTAATAAAACATAAGGATACGCGCCTAAATAATCTATATGTGAATATATTTTTATATTCATTTGATCTAAACTATCCCTTACAACATGAACATGAAAATCGGGCCTGTAGTGGGCATCACCACGTCTTATAGACAACATGTTTATTCTTAGCTGTTCTGTTATTTCATTAAGAACCGGTGTCATTATTTCATAAATTGTTGCCATTTAGAATCATCCCATTCCACGTTTTCATAATCAAAATCTCTTTCATCTATTCCCCCACCGACAACATAACCATTTGCTATAAATGTATGTGAATTAGAAATATAAATAAAATACACTGGAGTTTCTGGGCCATGTTCACGATCTATTTCATAATATTGTTTTTTCCAGCCATCAAAAATATTTGCATACTCAACTGGTTCATATATTATATGTGGAACAGAAATTATTTCTTTATAAGATTCTATATTTCCAGCGTTAGGGAAATCTAAAGAATATACTTCGGCCCACCAATCATGAATATTATGAACACCCCACTGTTGTTGTCCATCTTTTCTAATCCAAATATTATGTTCACCGGTTAATGATAATGATTTATCTGGGAAAGTATAAAGTGCTCTTCTAGTTCCTAATGGAACACATTCTGTAAAATATACTTCACCGATACTACCATCGATACCAAAAACTTTCTCACCAATTTCTATATCTTCTATATTTTTTTCTTTTCCATCTTCCATTAAAATTTTAGTTCCTGCTATAACGCAAGTTATCTGAACTGATGAATTATAACCATAATTATAGCCACTATCATAAGTTACATAATGTGTTGTTCTATGTGTTCCATGATTATTATATAAATAAGATGCATTATGATTATTTAAATATGTTCCATAATGGGTAGTTTTATGAGTAATATAATGTGCAGTACATACTGAATTTGGAGTAAGACCATTCATATCATCATAATAACTTCTCAAATTAGATAAATGTGTTTCTAACACTATAGTACCATCAGAATAATTAGGAGACACTACACTTAAACCATATCTTTGCCTTAATGTACTAACTTTAGAATATAATTCATTAATTGCTTCATTATTTATTTTTGTAGAATTCTGTGAAACATTCAAATAAGTCCAACTAAATGACATAAAAATTCACCTATCCCACTGTTCCATGTTTATAAAGATGAGATACATAATGTTCTGAACAATAAGTAACATATAATGTGGCATCTCTACCATTATAATATGGGTTATCCACACCATAATGATATGAACCATAATGTGAACCATAATGAGTTCCTCTATATGTACTATTATGGGACCAGCATTCAGTATTATCTAGATTATCACAAGCTTCTCGTATTTCATTGAAATGTATTGCTTTTATGAGTATATCTGTTAATGTTGCATCTGTCCATGCCAAAATAAAAACCCCCAATTAAACAGAAACAAATTCATATGTATACCTAACAAATGATAATCCTGCTTCTTGAACATTATTTATTGAAATTCTATCTAATTTTACATTGCCATTAAAAATTGAAATATTATTTTCATCATCTTCTATAGTCAATGTACCAGTATCACCAACAGAACCAATAACAACAGAAGGATCTAACATTGTTGTTATTATTATTGGATCATCTGTATAATTTATTTTTCTAATAGAAAATCCTTCTACATCTATAATATTATTAATATCAACATGAGTGTCAAAAGAATTAAAAACAACTCTCATATTTTTTAGCCCCCCTAAATTAATTGCTAATATTTGCTAATACGTTGCTTATTGATTTTGATATATAATTATCTATCGATTCTCTAAGTAATAATTTTAATGCCCATTCTTGAATTTCATTTGAATAATTATCACCATTATTTTTTAATTCTAATTTTATATTTTTCATACATTCTTCAAACCCAAATTCTAATTCAGGGCTTAACATATTAAATGCAGCAAAATATGTAGCTTTATCTAATAATTTAATAAAATCTTTTTCATTCATCATCATCAACCTCAAATTGCCATTCATTAAAATCATTAAAAGATGAAACGCCTAAATTATCACATGAATTACTGAATTTTAAATTTATTCTAGCCAAATTCCCTAATATTGTTCCAGCTTGCATATAATCAACCAAATATGTATCAAGTTCAGAATCGAATTCTTTATTTATAAGTTTAGATACTACATACGCCTGTAATTCATTTTTATCCATTTTTCATATCATCCTTATATGTAGTATTTAAATACCAATAATCATCAACATCATTTAAACCAAATATATCATGTGGCATAGGTGATACAGCATTTGGTATAGTATTATATTTTACTGCAAACCATCTGTCGCGTTCTTTTATTCTTTCCATCTAGGAATCCCCCCATCTATTGATTTTTGATATTGCTCATATTGTTTTTTCCATAATGGATAACATTTTTTATATATATTACACATATGAATATTAAAATTAACAGGTTCCATATTAACAGAATCAGCAACTGGTGGACAAGACCGACATAATGCTCCTGGACAATTTAAACCTAAATCACAAGTTTTGCAAATTGATTTAAAAGCGGTATCTGCATACATTCTATCCATAACAGAAATAAATCTTCTATAATCAATAATTCCGTCTAAAACATTACCAAAAACATGAAAAGGTTTTATTTTTGTTGTAGTAATAGGACCATGACACATATATATTGAACCATCAATATCTATTCCAAGTTGTGTATTCATTGCTGAACATCGTGGCCAACCTGTTATTCTACATGTTGAACCGAATAATTTAGTTGCATAATTATCCATATATGCTTTTCCTGTTTTTTTACTTTTTTCTATAATAAGTTCAGTGCTCATTTTAATCATTTCATAGAATAACTTTGCATCTTCTTTATTAAAATCTTTACTATTTTCAATTCTAATAGGTAAATGTGGAGAATATATATCTAAATTAGAATCGTCTAGATAAAATTCAATAGCATCTTTATATACTTCTAAACTATCATCACCTAAATAGACCGTACTACATAAACTATATAATCTTTCATTTATATTTAATTCAATAGATAATTCTTTCATATAATCTATAAATTGCATGACCTTATCATAACTACTATGTCTAGAATATAAAGGTCTAAATCTATCCTGAATATGTTTAGGACCATCTAATGAAATCTGAAAAGATGGTACACCTAAATTAGTTTCTGTTGCAACTATATAATGTTTATACATATTATATAGCATTTCTTTAACTCTTTTGTTTAATATTGTTCCATTAGTAGAAAGATTTAACATTGCTCCATGATGTTTACAAAAAGTCATTAAATAATCTAGAGTATCTAAATTACAAAAAGGTTCTGCTCCCCATGAAGTCAATATTTTATTATTTTCATTATCTCCAAATTGTAATATATTATCCCAACTTTTTTGTACTACTTGAGATATTTCTTCTGGTTTTATATGAGTATTTTTTAACCATTTTTCTCTGATATAACAATATGTACAGTTAGCATTACACATTAGAGAAGTTGGAATCTCTAATGCTACAATTTCATTAAGAAAATTTTTTATATTATTTGTAGCAGTCTTTTTAGGAATATCGTTTGGAATATTGGTTATTGTCCAATAATCATCAATTTTAGTAGATTTAGATTTAATAAATGCGGGACCTTTTTCGAATCCCATTAATGATGTACTAAACATTTTTTAAAGTCTCCTTAAAATCTTCAATTATATCTTTTCCAAAATTACCATAAACTGACTGTTCTAATTTAGTGGTGTTTACACCATTCATAGATTTTTCCCATACGTCGAATAAACTGGACAGAATATAAAATTTTAAAAGGAAATATTGACATAAAGAAGGTATTGGTATTGTAATACCACCATATCCCCAATATTCATAAACTGCTCCTAAACATTGACCTGGACATATCTTTTTTATAGGACATCCCATACAAACAATTTGATTTCTTCTATGATAGAGACCTTTCCACATCACAAATTTAGAAACATCAATTTCTTTAGTATTCAAATCAGCTATTTTAAATCTTTCATTCATTAATCTATGGCAAGTATACACACAACCATCAGAATTTATAGACAAAGTTGTCTGTGCGCTACAAGTCATTCCTCTATTTATAATACTTGGCGTTGTGGTATTAAAAGTGTTTTTTAAACCAAGCTTATCACTAGTTTTGATTATTTTAACTAATTGTCTCACTGCTTCAAACATCTGTTCTTTTGTAACTGGGTGTCTAACTTCTAATAGATAGCAACCAACACCCTTTGATATGAAAAAATTCCAAGTATCAAACCATTTATCTACAGTATCAAATGATAACATAGGATGGAAACCAGAATTATATTTTTTACCCAATTCAATTAATCTATCCCAATTTCTTTCTTGTTTCATACCTTGCATTTTACCAAATTCAGATAATGGTCTATTTTCTTCTTGATAAGGTGAATCTATAGAAAAACTAAAAGATAATTTACCATCAGAAATATCATATATTTCATCTATATCGCTATCTTTAATTCTTTCTAATAATCTTCCATTTGTAGGAACTAATATATTGTCAGTGTGATCTTTAACTAAAATGATAAGTTCTTTTAAATAATCTAAATCAACTATAGGATCTCCGCCGAAAAATTCTATGTTAGGTATATGTTCTTCAATAAAACCCATCTCTATAGCATTTTCTAAATACATTTTAGCTCTAGAGATTGTCATTTCAATTAAATTACCTTTATGTTGATCTTTGACCCGATAACAATATTTACATGCATTTTGACACTTCGTGCCAATTATAAATTCTAAATTTGTTATCTTATTAAATTTTGGATCTGTTATAATATCATAACAATCTTTATATGATTCCATTATATATCATTCATCCTTTATAAAATTATACTTCTATAAATTCATAACTATGAAAAATGTCTTCATCTTTTTCTCTAATTGAAATATTTGATAAAGATACATTACTATTTACAATAACTAAAGATGACACAGAATCTTCTATCAGTAAAGAAGCAGAATCACCAGCATTACCTAACATAAATGATGGATTTTTTAAATCCAAATAAACCATTAGGTTAGAATCTCTTGTGGCAATTATTAAATTATTTATTTCTATTCCCGACGAATCAATACTATTTTCACCAAAAGTAATATTCAACATTTAAAGCAACTCCTTTTTAAATTTCTTTACCATATTGTTCTTTCTTTTCCATACCAGATTCTTTTAATATTGTAGTTAAATCTCTTCCATCTGGTAATGTTACTATACAACCATATCTATTATACACACCAAGATAAATAGAATTAATTGTAATTGTTTTTCCTTCAATTAATTCTTTTACTATATTATATGCTTTCATTCCATGAATATATTCTTCTTCAGTTTTAGGTCTCCATGTTTCGGGTGTATCTATCCCATGTAATCTAAATCTTTGTGATGTAGTAATTTTAAAACCAAGATCAACAACACCATCAAAAGTATCACCATCAACAACTCTTGTTACTTTAACTTTATATTCATACAAAATTAATCATCTTCCTTCATTGTTTGTTCTATGTTATTTTCATGAAATTCAAAAAGTTTACGATGATCGTATTCTTCACCCGAATTAATATGATAACCTTTGATATGGTGTGGAACCAATTCACATTCAATCAAAACCCAATCATCTGGAATAGAATCTAATTTATTTAAAAATTTATCTACTTCTTTAAAATTTCTAAATAATTTTCCAGTATCAGTAAACTTTACATTTTTTCTTCCATTGCAATATTTGTTTTCTTTGTTTTTAATTTTATATAATTTCAATTAATAATCACCACCCCAATAAGAATTATAACATAGAAACATTATTTGTCAACATTCATCTTTTTCATATTTTAACATTATTTTTATAATATTATTAATATCTCTAAACAATGATGGTGGTATTCTTGTATCATCCAGTAATTTAACAAGTTGTTGCATTGTATTTAATAATTTAATTGTTTTATTTTTAGTTACTTCATCTGATTTTGTTTTATTCATAAACTCTTCTTCTTCTTGTTTTAATTTATCACAATATTCTTTCATTTCCCTTCTGTCCATGAATAACACACCCTTTTATTTATTATCACAAAATTAAAATCTAAGAAATAATAGATTATTCCAAAAACGACCTTCACCAAGATCATATCTAATTAAGTGAATCACCCGCCCTAAAGGAAGATGTCTTCTCGGCTTAGAGGATAAATTAGTATCTTCCTTACTAATATATTTATTCCTCCTCAATTTATCCTAAACAAATTATAATTTTATATTGATTTTTCTCATAATTTGTTCCAATGATTTTTCCTACAATTTTTCCTTCATACTTGTAGGCTTCTCCTTTTGGAATAACACGAGATTTTCCTTCATTGCCTGAACAAATAAATCTATTTATATTTTTTTCATCTACAATATCTTCAGAATCTACCATTAAAGTACCAGCCATTCCTATTGGTACTTTTTCTCCATTTTGAATTTCTTCTTCTATTCCATATAAAACAAAACCATATGAATCAGATACAATACCAACAACTGCTTCAGATTCTGGAGAAGATATATAGACTTTATTATTTTTAATTTCAACTATTCTATTTTTACAATCATTAAAATGCACTTTAGTTTCAAAACATTCTGCATAATCATTAAATACAGCATTGAAAACTTTAGCACCTGTAATATTTCCACTAGCATTAATATCATTTGTCACATCTAAATTACCATAAATTGTTGTACTATCAAGATCAGCCATTGTTATTAATATCCCTCCTTAAAGGAGTGAGTATAAATAATATTATTATTAAATATTTTTGCACCAATGTTTTTGTTTGGGTTGTACATGTCAAAAAGCCAGGATATTTCCTGTTGGGATAAAGCACGGTTGTAGATACGAACGTCTTGTAATAAACCACCAAAATTCCTATTTTTAACTGTATCTGATAAACTAGAATCGTAATTTATTTGAAAATTAACATTTGAATAGGATGTATTCACGTGTGTTTCTGTTGCTTCATGTATAGCATCAACATATGTTTTAGTTAAACCTTCATTATATGTTATAGTTAATAAATGCCAATTTCCATCATCAATTGACGTAGATGATACTGCGAAATTACCATCACTATTATTATTATAAATGTATTTATGTAAACAAAGTTTTGAATTTATAATTGCCATTGATTGATATGTATTATTACCATATCGTGTTCCTATTATCAAAAAAGCACTATCGTCTGTTGTTTTACACCAAACAGAATATGTAAATTTAGTTAATGACATTATAGTTGTGTTATTAGTCATAATATATTCATACGTTGTATAAGAATTACTTGTATCAAAACTATAAGCCAGTTTGTTTCCCAACCCTTGAACAACTGTAGCTCCATTGTTTGTTCCGTCATTTTTATTTCCTGAATAATCCTTTGTATCTCCATTCAGTGGCATGTATAAAACCAATCCATTTGTTGGACCAACTTCTGAATAACTATAAGAATAAACATTTTGATTTTTAGTAAATGATAAACGTGTTGGTTGAGAATTATCTAAATATTTAACAAATTTTAAATCTTTAATTTTTATATATTGACTTGTATCTGAACCAGTTGTAGGACCACTTCTGTATGTCTCAAACCGTGTCATATCACTCCAAGGTGTATTTGCTGCATCTACATATCCACTAGGAGATGTGATTATATGATGCCAACCGACACCCCAACCACTCCTGTTAACTATATCTTCAGGTGGAACAGTAAATGCAAATCCTTTTGTATTGTTTTCCTTAGTGTATTCAAAACCAGTTAAATAATAATCTACAGAAGAACAGTACACCCACATATCTATTAATGTATTTCCTAAAGTATTATCTTCTTCAACAAAATTAGACACATCTGTATCATCTAATGTCCATGTACCCATACTACCATTAGAATCGTATACATTTTTAGACTGTTCATTTTTTATTAATACATGAGTTGCAGGTGAATTAAACATATTAACATAAAAATTTCCATTCTTATCTATACTAGCTTTTGACTGGTATATCTCTCTTATATCATCAGCAGATAAAGCTGTTGAGTATATTCTTACATCTGAGATGGAACCATTGAAATAATATTGATTAGATGGTCTTCTACCAATGTTAATTATGTTGCTATTACTTCTAATATATGTATTTGTAGTATTTGCTGGTGTTAATTTAATACCATTTTTATATAATTCTATTGTATTTCCATTATCAACGGCTACTAGATGTATCCATTCATTTTCAGCAACATTAGCATAATTTTTAAAATGATAAGAAGAACCATTTCCTATTAAAACTGTTGCACTATTTGTAGATAAACTATGAAAATATAATTCAAAAATTTCTGTACCTAATGATACTATGAATTGTGTAGAAGCTGAACCATAATCATTCCATTTCACCCAACAAGATATAGATTTATTACTATTTAAACTTAAAGAACTTTCTATATAATCATTTATTCCATCAAACTCATAGTACCCATTTCCTATAGGTCCACCCTCTACCCACTTGGGAGATTTTCGTATATCTAGACCAGCTATAAGCTCCTGTACAGATGGGTGAGTACCATCACACTTGTCTACTCTAGGATAAGCCCACCTAACTTCTGTTGATGGATCTGTTGAGTAAAACAAATATGTTCTATGATCTGCTGTAGTAGTTTCAGCTCTCCACTTATAATCATTTTCAGCAGCAACTACTTTATTTCCATGAATATCATATATACCTGATAATACATGGTTTGTTGTTCCTGTATGATTACTTGGTAAAACATGACCAACAAACAAGTACCACGTGTTATAATTTAAGTCTGCATCATATTCACCAACATCTTGTACATTAAAATATGGATTGGTATTGTTTGTTGAATCTGATAAACGAATTACACCATTAGTAGAACCGTATCCATGACAACCAAAATAAACATGTCCATTTCCTTTTGTAACTCTGTTTATCCACACTGAAAATCTATAAGTTGATGTGTTGTCTATACTGAATGAACTTGTATTCCAACCACCGTCAGCATCACTAGCTGTATCATTACCTAATCCTCTCCAGATAGGAATTAACTTAAAGTGTGGTCCATTATCTACAATTATGGAATTTCCATCACCATTTTGACTAAACCCAGTTTGTGATCCATATGTACCAACAACCCAAGTAGATGGATCAAGTATATTTTTATCAGAAAGCTTACCTAAATCTGTATTATTTATTCCAGCACAATCTCCTACATTTCCTTTTCTTACACCATCTACAAATGGAGTAGCATGGTCTTTTGCTTCTAGTTGTAAATTAGCAATAAATATTTCTATACCAGAGACATCACTATCATAAAAAATTTGTGTTATATTATTTGTATCACTGGTTGTAGTAAAGGTGCCTTCCCTGTAATAAAAACCACCTCCCAAATTAATAGTATTATATGATATATGATGCGGTGTATTTATTAAAGGTTGTAAATAAACATTTCCTTCAGAATAACCGGTTCCATCAAAACGTAGATATACATCACCATCTCCTATATTACCACTACTATAATAAATACATGAAAATGTGTATATATTATTTGGATTTACTGGTACATTAGAATTATGTATAAATTTTCTTGTATCATTACCAGTTCCTATAGTTAACCAACCATTATATCCATTTTTAATATCTGTTGTATTTATTAAATGATTAGATATTAGATTAACAGTAGGTTCCTGAAACTGATTAAATGTATAATGTAGTGTTTTACTTTTAGACAATTCTTTTATTTCTTTCATTGAAAGTGGGTGATCATATATTCTCAAATCATACATATCATAATCCATTGGTAATAATTCTATATTATCACCTGTAATTACAGGTTTTTCATTTGGATAATGTGCATCAGTATCTAGAACACCATTTACATAAGTTTGAATCTTTGTTCCAGTACCAACATCATCAGAGTAGCACATATATACTATATGATACCATTCAGCTATATTTAATTCAGTTGTTGTATCTGCACCAGCATTTGATGTTATTGATAATACTTGTCTTAAATGTAATCTATTGTCATTTGGTCTAGCCCAAAAACCTGGGCTTCTATCTGAACTTTGTTGCAAAAATTTTCTATATGATCCAGTATATCCAGTTTTTAACTTAAACCAAAAAGCAATAGAATATATTGGTTTTACTTTACTTGGTAATACATGTATACAATTGTCACCACTGTGAAATATACAATTTGGTACTGGTATGGTATGACCAGCAGAAGTTTCAGCATATTCTCCATCTATATTGGAATCAAATATAGTATACCATGTGTGTCCATCAGGAGATACTTCTGTCTTATTATTATGATATGTTCTCCCATCACCATAATAATGGTATATTTTAACATAAGAAATATCATAAATTCCACCAAGATTAACTATAACAAATCTATTACCAGAACCAGCATCATAATATGGTGTGGTTGTTGTTGTACCATCAGTTAACAAAGAACTCCAACCAGCTGAAGAAGTTACACCAGATTTATTTAATGCTATATTTGTATTATTTGCATCATATGCTTGTATTTCAACCCAATGGTTACTAGTGTTTGAAGTACTTCCATTTATAGAATCACGTATATATTGAATTTTATTTAAACCATTAAAAAGATATCTACCAACTAATGCCATAATAGTTCACTTCCCTATCATCATACAAACACAAAGTCTATAGATTCTGTAGCAGAATTGTACTCCATCTTAACAGATCCCAAACCAATAGAGTTATTAAAATTAGGATTAACAGAGTAGTTAGTAAGTTCAGTTTTAGTATAATATCTGTCATCATGATTATGTGTAACTGAAGCAATCCCAGCTTCTGTTAACGTTTGATTTATCCAACTAGAAATAGATGAATCATAAAGTAATAATTCACCATCAGCAACAGAAGAAATTGCTACATCAGAAATATCATTAATTGAATTAATTGTTGTGCCCGCTTCTCCTGCTTGCCATTCTCCAGCAGTAGCATTCCAGACAAGAGCATATCCATCAGTTGGGGATGAAGCATTAACATCTCCAATATCATTTAAATAATTAACAGTTACACCAACTAATCCTGTCTGCCACTCTCCTGCAGCAGCATTCCAGATTAAACCTTCTCCATCAGAAGGTGTTGTATTTACATTGGATAAATCATTTAATACATGTGTATGTGTATCATCTGATTTTTCATCTAATTCTGTTTGTAAATTTGTAATATCACCAATAACATGTCCATGTCCAGTATCACTTTTTGTTGATGGATCAAAATCTGTTATTTCAGACACTATGTGATTATGTGCATTAGGATCACGGCTATCAGATAATCTACTATCAGTTGTATCAATTAATGTAGCATCTGATATTTTAGCATTCAATTCTGATAATGTAGCACTATTATGTAAAGATCCAGCTAAATCATGTGAAGTTGGTGTTCTACTATCTGAAAGTCTGGAATCATTTCCTTCACAGACTGTATCTGTTGTGCTTCCAAAGTTTTTATTAAATGCAGTATTCTTTGAAAATACTGGTTCATAAGTCCCACTATGATCATGTAAATCATAATCAGATTTAAATGAAGCTATATCGACACCATCAACATTACCAATTAAAGTTAAATTACCAGATTCATCTAAGGACATTAAAGTTTCTGTTTTGTTGTGGTGTGTCCAATTAAATGCATTAGCTGATCCTGTATTTGTATCAATATCAAAAGTAATATCACCATCTGAATAGATAGAAAAATCAGCATTTCCACTTGATTCTAAATTAGCAGATGTATCAAATATTAAATTTCCTGTTATAGTATCTCCAGTATTTTTAATATAATCATCTGCTGTTGCAACTGCCGACACAGCATCAGAATCAGTATAATTGTTATTACTAGTCCAAGGTGTAGTACCATCATCTAGTTTTCCTGCTCTAAGATTATCAACTTCTGTTTGTGTAAAATCATCAGCTGCTATAGGTGTCGAATAAGCAATATCTGTATTTGGAACATTGCCTAATCCAACGTCATCTTTTGTTGTGGCTTGTGCTCTTAAACTAGCATAAGTTCCACTCGAATCGAATGAATCGCCAGTTAATGAAATAACACCTGAAGCATAAGTAATACCAGAACCACCAGATAAATAGGCTTCTACGTCAGAATCGGAATAATTAGTAGCACCATCTTCAATATTAAGATCTGCTCTTACTTCAGCATAGCTCCGCCCTTCTAAGCCACTGGCTGTAAATTTTGCATAATCGTTATCAGCTACGGTCGTAGAATCAATTTTAACTATTTGATTACTACCTATTCCGACATCAACATTAAATGTTCTATCAGTAGTTAAATCACCACCACCAGTTAATCCAGTGCCAGCAGTTAAAGTAATAGTATCGTCTACTTTGTTATCCAAAGTAGTTTGTAAATTATCTACATTTGCAATTGTATGATTATGACTATCATCTGCTACAGTAGCTGTGATTGTAATATTAGTAGAACCATCAAAAGAAGCAGAACCAGATAAATCACCACCAAGTGAAATAGTTCTACTAGTTTCTAAAGCAGTAGCAGTATCTGCATTACCAGTTAAATTACCAGTAATTCCACCATCTGCTGTTAACATTCCTTTAATTAATAATTCGTCAGATATATGTAAATAACCATAAACGATTGTACTATCTAATTGTGCCATTTTATTAAATCACTTCCCATCTTATTATGGGTATTATTATTTATTTTTGTTTGTATTATCAAACGGTTCCCAAAAGAAATCCTGTGTGTTGTATTCCATGACTAATATCCTTCCTTGAAAGAACCAGCATAGATTATATTGTTATTGTATATTTCCATTCCTATGTTTTTGTTGGGGTTGTACATGTCAAAGAGCCAAGAGATTTCCTGTTGTGATAAAACACGATTATAAAATCTAATATCTAATAAACTACCTGTAAAATAATTATCCCCCCATGTATATGTATGTCCACCAAACATTACATTGTTTGTTCTATTTTGATTAATAGATGAATCTGTTGCGATATGCGTTGTTTTTAAATCTCCATTTATATAAAATTTACTTGTAGTTTTATTCCATGTATAAATAACATGTGTCCATTGTCCAACATTCAATATATTTGCAGCACTACAATCCATTCCATTGGTGTGTCCACCGGAATTATTCCAATAAACAAGTTTTATATCCTCATAATATTGATAAATAGACCATTCATACCCCGTTGAAATTTTTCCTATTATACCTTTATCATATATATCAATAGTTGCTGGTTTAATCCAAAAACTTATAGAAACACTATTAGTGTTATTCCAACTTAAATCATAATTACTATCTATATATTGACTAATACCATCAAACTCATAAGCTTGCTTTCCACCTAGACCTTGTACAATTGTGGCTCCATTATTTGTTCCGTCGTTACGGTTCATTGTTTTGTCTTTAGTATCACCGTTCAATGGCCACCAACCGACTAGACCGGAAGTGGGCCCGGTGTTGTTAAGTTCTTTTATTTTTAAAATAGAAGATTTTTTAATATTGTCTGTTAATGTAAAGTTATCTGAATTTCTTCCACCTATCTCAAATCTAGCATCATTTATTTGCGTTCTAGATATTTTAAAATCTTTAAAAGATAAAGCACCCGTGTTGTCCTCATAATTAAAACACCACACTTGACCCGAAGATACGCCCGTCGGTACATTTATTTCGCCCCGCCACAACTTCCAACCATCTAATAATATTAAATCAGCTCTATTTACTGTAAAATATGTATAACCAGAATTAAACACTATACCAAAATAAGGTTTGGCTCCGGTTTCTGGTTTATATAAACATTGTCCATATATTTTCTCTCCAGGGACTAAATTAAAAGATGTTTTAGACCGGATTCGATGATATGTACCATCACCATCAAAATTTACAACTCTAGTACCATTCGGACTTGGTACAGTAGAGTCTGTGGTTATATGTGCAGTACCAACATCAACATGCCATTCACTAAAATCGTTACCGGCATTATAATCACCAGCGGTAGCTTCGTTAAAACTAGCATCACCAATAAGATTATGATTTTCTATTATCTCATTACAACTTAAGTTCTTATTCTTATCAATACAGGCACCGGATTGGTACAAGTCTAAAATATCGTTAGAGGAGAGATCTTTAGCATATACACGTATATCAGAAATGTAACCTTCTAAATTTGTACCAATAGACATGGTGCTTCCGAAACCGGACGGTATATCTGTTTCACTATAATTAGTAGACGTACCATGTAATATGCCATTGATATATATTTGACATCGTTGTGTATTTGTATTTAAAACATATGCTATATGAAACCATTCATTTTCTGGTATTGTTATATCAGAATATGTATATGAATCATTGTCACTAGAATTTATATATAATAAAGCTTTACATGTCGATGCGTGTGTTATTCGACATCCAGAATTAAACCCAGATATTAAATACATAGAACCAATAGAGTTATCTGGTACATAGACCCAGCCACACACTGTCCATGATTGATTAATATTATCATTAAATATTTTTGTCCTGGAAAAATAACGATCGCCATCAAACACATAATACCCACTACCTACAGGTCCACCTTCTACCCACTTGGGTGTAGTAGATTCTGCCAAGTCTGCGTGATTATCAAGTCCACTACAGTCGTATACTTTAGCGGTACGAGAACCATCTACAAATGGTGTGGCGTGGTCTTTCTTTTCAATTTGAATATCAGAAACCAATGCAGATCCTTGGTCTGTAACATAAAATTCAGGGTTAAATTTTACTTGATCTATACCCGTTGGTATTGTAAAAGTAGAAGTTATACTAATAACATCTGTTATTTCTGTTGAATTATAAATTCCATTGTTCTGAACCCAGCTACCATTAGAATAATATTTAATAAATATAGTAAATCTATCGTAAATTATCTCTGTAATTTTGAATTTACAAGATACTGTATATGTTTCACCTTCATTAACAGTAAATCCCTGGTTTATAACTGCTGTGTTATCGTCTGCAGATTCTATTAAAAATGCTTTTCCAGATGAAGACCAGTCAACATCAACAACATCAATATTAGAACCGGAATATGACCAATCGGTCAATCCGTTTGAAGCATTACCATTACTAATATAATTCGTCGTCGGTTCCTGAAATTGGTTGCATGTGTAATGCAGTACTTTACAGTTAGCTAAGTCTTTTATTTCGTTGAGTGAGAGCGCATGGTTGTAGATTTTGACGTTACTGAGTCCACAGTTTATTGTATTTCGCCAACCACCCTGTGTTCCTCGTCCAAAAAATATGTTATAAGAATTAGTTTGCCATGTAGTTAAGCGCGTTGAGGATCCCATCAATACGCCGTCTTTATAAAAATAACTACCTGTTCCATTAAACACCATAACCAAACACATCCACACACCAATCGGAAAATCTGTATTATCCATTGGTTGTTGTAATGTTGTGTCTTCTTCCCCCAAAACCATAACTATGTTATTCTGTTGAATCCCTATAGCAAATCCACCCGCTTCTGTTAGCGAATAAAACTCACTACAGGACAACACAGCACCTTGTTCTGCTGAAGAAGTTGGGTATGAATCTATTTTTGCCCAACATGAAATAGAAAAATCTTGATCGTCTACAAAGATTTCATTACACTGTACATTACTATTTATATAATCGTCTTCCGCACTATCGAAACTGTAATAACTCCCAAACGGTCCACCTGTAGTTAGAGTGGCGCCGTTATTACTAGCATCATTGTGAAAAAACGAATGATCTTCGACATCAATAAAATAATCTTCCAAATTAGACATACCAGAAACAAATTTTGCGACTATTAAATCCGTTTCTATAGGAGTAAAAGTGCTTCTGCTTTCGTTATTGTAATAGTACCATTGACTGTTGTCATACTCTACTGCAACAAAATGATCCGCACTGCTACCGTATCTTGTCAGACCGCGCACACTCAATGTGTCATATGTATGCATAACATATAATTGTTTACCAGTAGCGTCAGGCGAAGCAAGACCACTATTGATACTGCCTATTAACCGAGTTCTCCCGTCCAGATCTTGAAAATCACTTCCAGCGATACCGATCTCCCCAGGATTCGATCCACCAGCAAAATAGTTCTCTGTCCATGTTATTTGATTTTTTATATAACCTTTAACAATACCATGTATATATGTTTTTTTAGGAGCACTCAACGGCCACCAACCTACTAATGCCATAATCATTCACCACCAATCATCATGCAAACACAAACTTAATGCATTCGTTTGTTGAGTCGTACTCCATGCGAGCAGATCCGTTGTCAATAGAGACGTGGCCTGCTGCTGTGAAGTTTCCTGTCTCGTCTACTTTAGCTATCGGATCGTTTGTTTGTCCATTTGACTTAATCGCAAACAGCTTATCCGTATCGTTATTATTATGATCTATAACAACTTCAACAGTACCCATGCTTTGTAAGCTCAAAACGTTAGTAGACGAAGCACCGGAATCAATAACAGCTAGAGATTTATTTATAGATAAATTTCCAGTTAAAGTTCCACCACTTAACTGAAGATAATCACTATCATGATTATGATCACCTTGTGCTACCTGTGCAGAACCAGTACCAATATCACCATTGGCAGAAAGATTTTCATATGTTACAGCAGAAGCAGTTATAAAATCAAGATCGTGTGCTTCATTACCATGGCTAGTTGGTATTCTAGCATCTGATAATCTACTATCATTTCCTTCACAGACAGTGTCAGCTACAGTACCAAAATTTTTATTGAATGCTGTATTTTTTGAAAATACCGGTTCATAAATTCCACTATGGTTATGATCATCAGCAGAAATTCCAGCTTCTGCTAAGGTTTGATTTATCCAAGAAGTACCATTCCATAATAATAATTCACCAGAAGTATTAGAAGTAATTGTTGTATTTGACAAACTATCTAAAGAATGGTTATGTGTATCATCTGATTTTCCGTCTAATTCTGTTTGTAAATTTGTAACATCACTAATAGCATGATTATGACCCACATCACTTTTTGTTGTCGGATCAAAATCTGTTATTTCAGATACAGTATGATTATGTGTAGTTAAAGAATAATCAGAAATATTAAAATCTTTAGTAGTATATAGATCATAACTGGAAGCACCATCATAATATTCTAAATTTCCATCATGATCTAATTGTAAATAAATACCAGTGCTTGTTGACTCAAAACGCAGCTCGTTTCCAGCAGTGCCGGTTGTAGATCCAACGTACTTTATGTTCCAATCAAAAGAACCGTTGCCCATTCTTATTTGGGCGTCCTGTCCATCCAGCGTTGTATCGCCACTAATAACTATGGCGTCGCCTGCCTTGTCTATAGTAAGAACACCAGTCATAGTATCGTCAGTGTCACTTCTTAAAAACTGCGTGCTATCTAAATTATCTAATTTTTCGGAATCGGACGCTTTATCCGTTATACCTAGATAATCAGAATCGTGATTGTGTGTATCATCAGATTTATTATCTAAAGCAGTTTGTAATCCATCTACATTAGAAATAATGTGATTATGACTATCATCTGCTACAGTTGTTGTAAGACTAAGATTACCATTTGAATCAAATGTGGCTGTACCAGTAACATCACCAGTTAATGCTATTTCATTATCTTCTCTAACAATAGTTTTTTCAGAACCAGATAATCCTGCTTTCCATAAATCATTTGATTCATCCCAGATAATGGTTGAATTAGTTAGTGTACCACGTTCTATTTCTAATCCACCATTTTCAGTTGGTGTTGAACCAGAATAATTATTATTTAATACAAGAATATTATCATTTATTGTTATAGTTTCTGATTCTATTGTAGTTGTTGTTCCTTTAACTGTCAAGTTTTCAACTACTAAATTAGCATAATCAGTATCAGCATTATTCCTAACTTCAATTACACCAGAATTATTTTTAATTTTAGGACCAGAAGAACCTATATAAAAAGTTGATGAACTTGTTCCTACATCAGTATTCTGATTATGTTTTTTAGAAACAGCATCTTCTATTTCTGAACCAGTAGAAGTAATATCTGAAAATTGATTTACATTTCCTGATTTTAAAGCTAAATCAGAAGTATCTGTTATTCCATGTATTGCTGTTGTATCGGAAGCATGATTACTTAATTCTGTATCAGAAGCAGCATCTGTTATTCCATAGCCTGCTAATGTTGTTGGTGTGTTTGTAAAATTATTCCAATTAAGATAATAAGTACCATCTTGATTATCTAATTTATCTGAATCAACAGCCGTTGCTGCTATACCAAGATAATTACTATTTACCCAAGTTTGTGTGGCAATAGCATTTCCATTATGATTTAATGTTGCTGAAACAAAATTAACTAAATCACTATCCCTATAAAATTCTGCTAACGGTGTTGGTGTTGTTGTATTTGGATATCTGTCGATATAAAGAATATTATCAGTTGAGTTATATCGTAAACCCATTCCATGTGTAGGTGTTTCAAAAGTAACAAGTTTTGCTTCATATCCATTTTCAGCCCACATTTTTAATTCTCTATTAGCATTAACACCATCTTCACCAATTTGTATATAATCATTTACTATTAAATCGCCAGTTATTTTAGCATTACCTTCAACTTCTAATCTTTCATTAGCAGTAGTGCCGCTACGCACAGTGTTACTAATTTTAACAGTTCTGTTTGTAGGATCTATTAAAAAACCGTTTCTATATAAATGATCCGAAAATGATCCTGTCCAACTATCTAGATTTGTACCTTCCCAAGTTAAATTTTGTAAATAAGGAAGAGCTAAATATGCTTCTATACTACCATCTGATTCGGGTATAAAGCCTAAAGACATAGCAAGATTATCTAATGATGTTATTTGTGATGTTGATACTATCGCAGAATATCGATACCAACCATCCGTAGCAGCCTGTATATCTTCTTTACTTACACTGTTGGGTGGGTTTGGTTTGGCTCTGTAGCCAGCATCACTACCAACACCAAAAGAATCACCCGATATCATTTTTACCCAACATGTGAATAACCATTTAGCTCCTAATGAATTATAATCGAAAGTCATGGTCACCGCACAATGATTCGCACCATCATCATAACCAACCCAGCTTACTAGGGGGTTGTTGGTTATTTTTAAAATGTGTCCATCTCCAACATAATGCCAACCATCATACATCCCACCGCGACTAATTCTGGGTCCTTTATTATAATGTCCAAACCAATATGATGCATCGGGTCCAGTGGCGTCGTTAACGCTACTTACGAATTCGGATAAATTAGCATTATAATACTCTGTTGAGACATATCTACCTTCAAACGCTTTATCTAACGGACTTGTTGCTTCTATGCTTAAATAACTTGCATCGCCATTAAATACTGAAAAACCGACGGGAACACCACTATCTGTTAAAATACTCATATAACTATTATATATCATGTTTGGTACAAGAGGGAACCCACCTTTAGCAATTCCATCAACATTCAAATTACTATTAGAAATAATTAAATCACCAGTTATTGTTCCGCCAGTTAATTGTAAATAATCGGAATCGTGATTATGAGTATCATCAGATTTATTATCTAAAGCAGTTTGTAAACCTGTAACATCTGATATAATATGATCGTGTGATAAAGGTGTTCTTGCATCAGATAATCTTGAATCGTCATCCAAAACAACACTTACAGTATTTACCGTTAAATCATTTAATACATCTAAAGATCCATCAATATCCACATCACTATCAATCCATATATCATCCGTAGCAAATAAATTAATATTACCCATGGTACCTAATGCAGATATTGATATATTTCCACCAGATGATTCATTTTCAATATTAATGTTTTTTGAATTTAATGTTGATGGTACCGATATAATTGATCCACTTTTTGAATTTAATTCAATTGAATTATTAGAAGCTAATAATAATGAACCAGTTTCGGATGTTAATGTTAAATGGCCTACACCAGATGTTTCAATATTCATATTTTGATCAGTATCCGTTGATATTACTATAGTATCAGATACATCACTTATTACTTTTTTATCATTTACATATAATGAATTTGCACCTACATGAATATCGTCTGCATAAATATGCGCAAATCTATTTATGTCAGATCCAATATTATAAGTACTATCAGCATCGGGTAAAATTGAACGAGTTGTCAATGTACCAGTTAAGGTGCCACCGGTTAATTGTAAATAATCGGAGTCATGATTATGTGTAGAAATTTGTGTGTCTACATAACTTTTAGTTAAAATATCATTATCAAGACTAGGACCGTTGCCCAAATATTTTGTTCCCATTTTATATTTTCACATCCTTTACGATTAGAATTATACAAAGAAGTGTTATTGGTAAATTTATTTTTTATTATAAATACTTAAACACTTCATTCATATAATTTAATCAGGATTTTATCCTACTATAACAACTCTAAATTCATCAGTAGTTGGTGCTTGAGCAAATTTAAATGTTGTTGTATTTAAATCGGTGTGTTCAATATCACACATTATTTCATCATATGGTGATGTGTTTCTGTATATTTGAATAGTTGTATCTCTAGTACCAAGGTTGTGTGTAACATCTAATGCTGTTGATACACCATCACCTATAGTAGCTGAATACTTAAATGTCATATTAGCGTGAGTATGATCACCCGGTGCTACCTGGGCTGCTCCACTACCAACATCACCATTAGCGTCCAAGTTTTCGAAAGTTACGCCAGATGCTGTTATAAATGTTTCATCGTGTACTTCATTACCGTGTGAAGATGGTGTAAATGAAGCTGGTATATTTGAAAAATTATTCCAATTAAGATAATAAGTACCATCTTGATTATCTAATAAATCAGCATTATCTGCGGTGGCATGTAAACCTAAATATTCTGTGTCGTGATCGTGTCCGGCTGTAGCAAAACTACTTGAATCATAGGCAGACGAAGCTAATTTAGTACCGTCATAAACTAAAAATTTACTTGTAGTATAAGAAGCATTATTAGTACCACCGTTAGCAACTGCTAAAATACCAGTAGCGTTTGCTAGATTTCTATCAGAAGCATGATAGTGGCTAGTGGAATCCCCACCGTCTGTCAAATCAGTGTGTTGTGCTGCTGTTAAATGGTAATATTCACCAGTATCTCCACCTTGTAATCCAGACAAAGCAGAGTGATTAGTAGTTGAACCGAATGTCACCCAACCAGTACCATTATAAGTTACCTGAATATTTTCATCTTCTACCCAAGCACAGAAACCTTCATCAGGAGAAGAGAAAATCCAAGCAGCTCCGTCCCATTCTGCTATGTATCCTTCATAACCAGCCCAATCACCAGAAGCACCAGAAGCAACAAGATATCTATCTCCTTCTGCTGGTGTACCCGGTGGTGATGCTAAATCTCGATCAATTACTGATTCTTGCCAATCCAACCCCTGAAGTAAGCTATCGACATAATCTTTAGTAGCAAGATCAGCACCAGCTGATGGTGTTACACCACCGACAGGACCAGTAAATGCTCTAGTACCATCTACTAAAATATATTGTTCGTGATCATCATTAGTTAAATTCGATAAATTACTGTGACTAATATTTGCTTCATTAACAGTGAATATTGCATTATCACCATATGTAGCATCGTCATTTGTTACTACTACATCTAATAAATTATTTGCTGATCTTAAAGTAAATGTATCTGTTTCTGTATCTGCCGATGCTGTATTTGTACCGTCAGAAAATGTTGAAAAAGCATTTTGGTTAACATCGGCACCTGCTGCAATATTAGTTAATTTATTTCTTTCTACTGTTGTAATTATACTGCCAGAACCAGCGTTTGTTATAGAATCCAATACAGTTTTATTACTATGTTCATGTAATTCATCTACAGTGGCTACTTCTAAAGCATCGGTACCATTATAAAATTTTATTTTCTTTGATAATGCATCAGAATTATACCATAACTGACCTTCCAATGGTGTTGCTGGATCAGTAGCCAAAACTTGCAATAAACTATTTAATAATTGATTTTGATTTAAATCAATATTAACATAAAATTGTTTAGCCATGTTTTTATTCACCTATCTTTTCTTAAAAAAATATTTAATTCAAATAAGCACGACCAGAAAATAATGACTTAAATGTTAATGTGATTGTATTTCTATCTATATATTTAATATCACCTATTACTTCCCTTCCTGTTGAATCTACAATTGTTACAGAAGGAAATCTATTTAAATTATGTGTTATAGTCCATATTTTTGAAGCTGTTTCCTGATTATGTATAAATGTGTTGTTTTTATCATCTACATATTTTTTAGTTGCTGGATTATAATTTTCTGTTGGTACATAAGGAATAGTGTTTGTTTTATTAATATATTCGGTATCGTGTTTATGACCATCAACTGAAATTGAATTATAATTCATTCCATCGGATGATAATACCCATTTATTTTCGGTTACATCATATGTTATTGATGGATTATTTTCTGAACCTATATCTGCTTCTAAAATTACATCGGAGGAAGTATCACCGGAACCCAAAACTAAATCATCTGCATAAATGGATTGCCATCGTTTTTGTTTTGTGCCTAATGAACCTTCCTTGTTTTGACGTGGCACAATATTTTTAGCCATTCAAAATTACTTCCTCCTTTCAATTAAATTAAAAAAATTAATAAGATGTTTTTCTAAAAATTATTATTTACTTACCATCTAGCTTTAAATGTATGTTTGGGAAATGGAACAATTGTATTTCTTGAATTTTGAAATGGTAAAAATTCACTAACTTCCCAGTTATTACCATCTGCACTTTTAATTACTTCTATTGTACCTAAAAATATTCTATATTTTTGAATCCATTGATCTGTTGGTGTATCATAATATAAAACTTTTCCATTTGAAAATTTTCTACCACCAAAGCCATTTTCATAAATACCATAACAATATGGATAGAAATTATATATATAATATCCATCTTTTAATCTCAAACCAGTGATATTTTCTTCTACAGAAATATTAAATTCTCTTGTAACTCTATCATTAACGTGATGTGTAAATATCAAATCCCAAGTTTCTCCATAATTTTGTGTTGTATAAATTTTAGGATCATAGTCTGAATAATCGCTAGTATAATTCTGATATCTGAAATAAATATATGAACAATAAAAAGAAGTTCCATGAGAACATATCATATTTAAATAATTACTGTCAAACCATATAGCTGAAGAAGAATAAGCTTCATCTAAAAATTTATAAAAATCAGAATAATCACTAACAACTGTCCACCTAAAATGATCTCTTAAATCTCTCCAAATATAAGCTATATTAATATAATCATCAACATTCATATGTTCAGCATCAAATATTACTTCCCCAGATATAGGATCATATTCTGCATAAACCAAAAGTCTATATTTGTTTGCTCCATATTGTGGCGAATGTTCTATTTTAGTTGGAATTATATCTATAATATTATTTGTATTTATTGTAACTTCATGATCTATTGGTGTTATTCCATCTTCTTCAAACCCGTCTGCAAATGATAATATTATTGGATCTTCAGGAGAAGCAAGAATTCTTACCTGATTTTTATTTTCTAATTCTACATTATAAAATTGTAACATATATATTCTTACTTCAGATACAGAAAATGAATCAAATAAAACTCTATGATATTTAAAACTTCTTCTGTTTTCTAACGGTATATTATATTCAACTTTATTTTTTCCTGTGTCCCAAGTCCAAGAAACTGAAACAGAATGTAAATCTATCCATGATATTCCATCTGAAGATCCTTGAACTTTCCATGAATTTGGTGTGTATCCATTTTCAGTTATAAATGCGTAAGATTTAATTGTTTTTGAAATAAAAGAAGAAGTGTGCTGTAAATAATCATTTACAGTTGTAGTAGACCAATATGTTCCATTATCAGCCATATCATTTCCGGTTTGAGAAATTAAACCATTTATACCATCTTCATTCATATCACTTACTATTCCTAAAAATTTCTGGGAAATATACTCCACTGGCTGAAATTAGTCCAGGGTTTTCATAATATGCGGGCATTAATGGATCAGATAAATGTTTACAATTTATTATTGCATTTCTTGAAAATAACCCTGTTCTTGAAACATTTACAAGATTTGATCTTACATCTCTTCTATATAAATCCTTGCTAGGTGCAATTGTTGATCTTAAATTTTTATTTATTTCCAATTTTATCACAACCTTTTATAATTAAAAAAATTATTCTTCAATAAAATAACATACTAGATTTGTACTTCCATCGGGAATTGTTGAAAATTCAATAAGATTTTCTTCAAGATTCACACTTTCTGTAATTGTAGGATCTATAGTTTCTTTTACTCCATCTGCTGTTGCAACAAAAACAACAGTATTTGCTACAATTCTATTCAACCCTAATATATCACCAATACCTACTGAAATTGTATCACCAGTTGCATTAAATGCAGGTAATGTAATTCCAGTTACAGTTTTAAATGCTTTTGTTCCTGAAACTGTGTTTGTTCCATTTGCAACAATTGTTTCAGAAATAACTTCATCATTATAGTTAGTTCCATCTATTACTACATTTCCTGTTATTCCAGAAGCATTTCCTGTAATTGAAAGAATTCTTGGTATATCTGGATTTGTGATACCAGTTGTGACATCTGTTGTCACTCCATCAGCCAATGCTGTTGCAGCTAATACATAATCTACTGTAGATGCTGCTGGTGCTGTAAATGTTGTTTTTTTCATCGCAACTTCTATTTCATCTAATGTTGCTTTATTTGTATGTGTATGTAATTCTGTGTGATCATATGTGGATTCGTGTGTAGAAACTTCTCCAATTGCTTCATATGAAGCATCATGGTTGTGATCTCCTTGTGCTACCTGACTAGTACCGTTACCCACATCGCCATTTGTATTTAAATTTTCAAATGTTACACCGGTTGATGTTATATATGTTTCTGAATGATAAGTATTGTTATGAGAAACAGGTGTTCTAGCATCTGACAATCTACTATCATCGCCAGCACAAAGTGTTCCGGCAGCAGTTCCAACATCGCCATTTGTATTTAAATTTTCAAATGTTACACCATCTGCAGTAATATAAACTTCAGAATGAACAGTATTATTATGCATATTAACAGCAGTATATGACAGTGTGCTCCATTGATTTATTCCATCTCCAATTTTTATTAATCCAGTGTCTGTTTCAAATCCTACTTCACCCAATTCTAAAACAGGATCGGCAAGAATCCAATTTGCACCAGTATCTCTGCGTACCATATATTTTGAAAACATCATTTATTTTTTCCTCCTTTAATTTTATAATTATGCGAATGCGTTTCCGCAATCAATTTTATATTTATCAAGATATGCTTCTTCCGGCGTACTTGCCCACCCACCATTGAATGCGGCAAAAAAGGCACCACCACCATCAAGCGAATAAGACAACTCACCGGTATCTATTGTTGTATTAATTACAGCCATACCATCTAAATCAAAAATACCACTTCCGCTTACGTCGCCACTTAGAACAACTAAATCATCTTCACGTATTATAGTTTTTTCATTTCCAGCTATTCCAGCTTTCCATATTACATTGGTTTCATCCCATATAATATTAGCATTACCATAATCACCACGATTAATTTCTACACCAGCATTTTCTGTTGGTGTTCCCGTAGCATTGGAATTTAAAACAATTATATTATCATCAATAGAAACTTCTTCTGTATACAGCGTTGTCGTAGTACCACGTACTGTCAAATTTCCAACTTCTATATTTGCGAAGTCATCATCCAAATTTGTTCTAATCTGAATATCACCAGCATTATTTTTAATTAATGGTCCATCTGTACCAATATGAAATGTAGTAGAAGAAGTACCTGAATCTGTGTTTTGTTCATGTCTTTTTGTAACGGCGTCTTCTATATCAGCACCGGGACTTGTTATATCAGCAAACTGATTTAATGAACTTGATTTATATGCAAGATCGGATGTATCGACTATTCCGTGTACATTAATAGTTGTATCAGCATGTGTATTTAATTCTGCTGGTGTTATAATGTCTTCTGTTATACCATACCCATCTATAGTAGTTGGTGTATTTAATATACGTTGCCAATCAACTTGTTTCTTTCCAAGATCTTCACCTTCGAAGAAATCATCTATTTCAGATTCATTATAATAAATTGTATCCAATATACCACCATTTAATTCTTCTTGAGTATAAAATGATGATGCTTCAGAATTAGGACGTCCCCATTGTCTTGACATAAATATAAAAATATCGTCCGGTTGTAATGGTTCAGTTAAAATAACTTTTCTTAATACAGTATCAATTGCATAATCAACATTTTCCATTTGATATACACCATTTATATAAACAGCATATTCTTTTGTATAATCATTAAAATAATTAACTATTTCTATTTCTGTTTCACCACCAGCAACGGATATATATGTTTTTTCTGATGACATTCTTTCAACAAAAACAGTTTGTACTTCTTCGTCTTTACCAAATTCTAATTGTTCAATATAAACATTATCTGGAAATATATCACCGTTTATAAAAATTTGATAAAGTGGAAAATGTTGCAATGGATCATATTCGTTTTCTGATATAAATACTAAAGATGCTGCCGGTGGTGGTGATTGTTTTTCATAAATATAATCAATAGCTAAATAATAAATACCTGGTGTAGTTGGCCATGCTTCATTGAATGGTATAAAACTTTCATCAGTAAATTTAATTACCACATTATCTTTTACTGCTATACCATCGGTAACATGAAGATATGGGAGACTATCATCAGAATCATAAATTAAATCAGCCATTAATCCAGAAACTTTATATCTATCACTACCACCGATTGATGTTATTTTATTTATAATATCACTATCGTATTTACTTTGTGGATCTATTGTTCTATCTTGTATTTCATCCCAATCGGTTGTTGGAGTATATATAGACATTTTAAGTATCAACTCCTATAATTTTCATATATATATTAAATATTAATGAGTATTATCATTTATTTTTTGCTTGTATTGTCAAACGGCTCCCAAAAGAAATCCTGTATGTTAGTAGTGTATTCCAATATTTAATACCCATCCTTATTTTGTTTTTGAATTTTTTAAACTCGTTATCCAAGAATTTAATAGTGTTAGTGATACATCGTTTTTTTCGTCTTTGGATAATGTTTCAATTTCTTCAATACTAGTCCACCTAGAATCTTGTATTTCATTTTGAAATTTAATGTGTTCCTGTCCTTTAAAAGCCGAACCTACAACAATGTGAATTGTTCCTAGTTTTTGTATATCCATAGATGATGGCATTACATATGCTTCGGCCGAACCTTTTAGAATATCTTCAGCATCTCCTAAAAAATATGAAGCATTTTTATAATATTTGCTAGGACCAAATAAGCAACCCCAACTACCATCATCTGTGAAACGTAAAATGTAAAACTTTGTACTAGTTACTACTTTTACAAATTCATCAAATGGAAGAATTTCTTCACCATTTAAAAAAGAAGTTTGTGTTAAAAAAAGAAAATAACCGTATTCCTTACCAAATAATTTTTCATCAAGCATGTCTTCTCTAAATTGTTTTTTGTCACTAACTAATCCATGAATCTTCTTTGTCACGAAAAAACAGCACCTTCCACCAACATATTTGCTGTCATAATTAATTATAACAGCAAACACATTACTTGTATTTTTCTTTTGCTTCTTCTTGATTCATTCTAAGGAATAAATAATTATCACCTTTTGTTTTAATTAATGAATAATATCCTTTTGTTTTTTTCCCTTCAAATTTAACTACAATGTTAGAACTCCATTTATATATTACACACTTTCCTGTATCATAAATATCAACTGTTCCAGCACCATATTCGCCTTTTGGTATCTCGCCTTTAAACGTCATCCAATATAAATCATGATCAGGTGTTCTAACTGCTAATATTTTTTCACCATCTTTTTCTGGAACATGTGCTTTAGGCAAAGCCCATGAAGATAACTTATTACCTTTCTTTATTCTTAAATCAAAATGGTGGTGTGAAGCATAATGATCATGAATAACAAATTTTGAATTATGTGGATATGTTTCTGTTTCTTCTTTAAGTATATTTATGTATGTTTTCCCTATTATTTGTTCCGTGGTTTTTTTAACAGATTTTTCGTTTGTTAACAATTCTACTAAGATTTCATCAATATATTTCATTCTTTCTTCTATATCCATTTGTGTTAATTCTTCATACATATTATATTTAGATTTTTTATATTGTTTTGTTAATGCATAATATTCTCTCCATTGATTTTCTATTGTTGGATAAATATCATCATTAGTTGGTTTGGTTTTTTCTATAGGTTTTAATATTAAAACAGATATATTTTGTTTCTCTGTATCTAATATATCAGAAGTAGGTTCCCATCTATCTAATTTTTTATCACCAGTATAACAATATAATTTAGCAAGTATATCTTCCATACTACAATCCAATATAATAAGATTTTGTCTTTTAGGAATCTTTTCTAATAAAGATATTTGTTCTGTAAGTACTTCGGATAAAAACTGTTTATATAATTTTTTATCTCTTGATTTATTCCATGGTAATATTTTCTTTTTTAATTTCCATTCTTCAGCTACTTTTACAAAAGCATCGTTAACTACATAATAATTCATATTAGATAATTCTACAATTAACGATGTTTTACCTGAAGATTTTGGACCTGATAATATAAGTATTTTTTTTCTGTCACCCGATATATTTTTATATTTCATAATATTATGCCTCCAAATTAATAGCAAAAATACGATTGATACCTTTAGATTTTGGTGATAATAAAGAATTCATTAAAGATGATTTCATACCAATCGATGCTATATTTAACATTTCAGAAGTAGCATCGGATAATTCTGGATTAAATCGTGTAGGATCTATTTCTTGATTATAAAATATAAATTCGTTTCTGACATTCATATTATTTACAAATTGTTGTTCATAGATTGCGGACACTTGTTCTAAAAATCTCCGTGCTTCTTTAGAATATCTTAATTGGTTATCGAGAACAGGATTATTATGTTTAATTCTTCTTAAAGAAACAGATGATAATTGTTCTGTTTGTGTTGAATTCAAAACCATATCTTTTATTTGTGAATCTAAACTTTTAGTAATATTATCCGATACACTTAATAATGTAGATAAATTATTATTTGATTCTGATAAAAAAGAATCTATATTTTGTGCAGTCATCTGATTAACTGTAGCTAATGCAGCTATGGTTTCCGTTGGCTTAGTAGTTATAATACCATCAGTAATATTGGAAATATTAGCATCAGATAATAAGGAATTTAATTTTGTTTTAGTATCTGATTCTAATCCAGCAAATGTAGTATCAGAAATACTGTTAACACCATAAACATCAAACGACTTTAATGAAGAAGTTGTAATGGTTTTAGGAGTTCCATTTAAAAAAGCATAGTCAGATACATTACCAGTTAAATGTGTTATGTTATTTAATTCTAGTAGATTAGCATTATTTAAATCAACAGCATTGACTGATAATTTGTTTTCAGATGGATTAAATTGCATGGCTAGATTTTGTGTATAATAATTTTTAAACATATCAGATGTATCTGTTGATTCCATTGTTAAATCTGGTATTTTAGGATATTCTATTCTATTATAATTTTTATGATATGGTGTTGTAGTGTTTTGTATATTTTCATCACGTGCATTGTGTGTTTTGATATTATATTCATTTCGAAATATTCGTGAAAATTTTTTACCAGCAGTTCTATTATTTGCATTTTTAGTGAAATTTGAAATATGTTTTTCCATAGTAGGAAAGTCTTCGTTTTCAGAACCAGCTTGAACCATGACACTATATAAATCCTGTATAGTTATAGAAACTTCTATATGTCTGGGAACTTCATTTAAATTAAATTCATTTAATGGAGCAGTCCATACAATATTTGAAATACCACCTAACTTAACATCAAGAAAATTCCCTAATCTGGCAGATATATATGGTGGTTCAACAAAAGATATATTATACCCACCAACGGGTAATGCTAGTTTTAATAATATACCGAGTGGTTCAATAATATCCTTTCTATATAATTCAGAATTAGGATCAGTTGCCATTGTTCTTAATTCAATTGTAAACGTCCAATTCATCGTTGTCTGTGAATTTTGCCATATATTAGGTAAATCGATTCTAGCACCCGCTAGCATTCCTCTAGCTACATCTCCCGCTAATGATGTCATAACACGGGCCGGCATTTCATTACCATACGTGGCAGCAGCTTCCTTTAAAACACCAACAACACGTTTCATAAGTGTATCCAAATACTCCTGTCCTTGGCCTAAATTTGTATGTAATGCCCCGCTACTGGTTTTCATCAACTGTCTAATTTCACCGGCCGTATTAAATCTAAGGGCACTAGATAAATCGGATTCAATATTAGATGTATTATATTGATTTGTGTGTGAATAATTTATTGCTGAATCTGGTATAACTGCAAATTTATATTCAGGACTTAACTTAGTTACATTTAATGGTTTTGTTGTATCATCCCAGTCACAAAAAGATGCTATAATTTTTAATGTTGGAAACGATGCTTCTAATAATTCTTTTGATTCAAAATAATCAGCATCGGTTTCCAGTCCTATTGGTGGCAACCCCATTATTCTTTCTATATAGGGAAATGAAATATCTTTAGATGATGTTAACATAGAATCCATTTCTTCTTCAGTTAACTGTATATTTGTATAACCAGCATTAACAACTCCATCGACTGAACCTGAATTAGAAGATTGAGAAGCAGCCGGCTCTTCTACTTCTTCGTTGCCACCATCTCTGTTATTAGTCTTGGCATTTGTTTGACCCGCTGGTGATTCCCGGGCTACGTTTATATAAGAATAATACGCGTCCCAATCGCGTTGTATTTGTTCATCTTGTGATATTTCTTCTGTATTATTAGTATTGTCTGCCAACATCTATCCCTCCTTTATAGTTGAAAAATGGAATGAATCTATCGATTCTTATAAAATACCGCTATCAATAGCAGGCATATAAATACGATGATACGCCTGTTCTTTAGAACTACTAGATTCTTCTTCTCGTTTAGTTTCCTCAGAAACAGCAGTAGCATTATTTTCTGAATGCATATTAATAACAGAACCAATGTTCAGAGTTCCGAGACCAGCCACATTTTTATCTATTTCACCATTCTTCATTCTTTTCGCTGCTGTTTCGGAAATGCCAAGTTTAACTGCAAGATCTTGTGCTGATAATTCACCAAGAGCAGAAATATAATGTGCGGTACCTTTATATTTAACTTGTGCAAATTTTCCTGAATCTTTTAATCTCTGTAAGAACGCCTCATCTAAATTTTCTTTGTTAAATGCTAAAGGTGTATTCTTTAAAACCACATTAGGATCTAACGATGTTCCAGTTTGCATATCTTGGAAAGCTAAATGAAGATGTGGTCCTGTAACTCTACCGGTTGCTCCGGATACACCTATTGGTTGCCCAGCATAAACTTTATCTCCGGCTTTAACACCAAGTTCGCTTAAATGTCCATATAATGATGTAATGTTTCTACTTGGATGTTTTATTTTAACAAAATTTCCTATATTATCTTGATATCCAGATGATATAACCTGTCCGTCAAAAAGAGAATATAACGGTGTGCCTGATGGTATTTTAATGTCCACACCACCATGGAAACTTCGTTTTCCTGTAATCGGGTGTGTTCTCCAACCATATCCACTAGTTGTTTCTGTAGACCCAGCTGCAGCTATAAAACCAGCTTGTGTGTTTGAAGACGCTGTTCTGCTACTCCAACCACTCTCTCTACCAGCTGCTTTATTGGCTGCACTTTCCATCAATACACCAGCATTAAACATTTTTTCTGCTGCTGCAGATTCAACAGACACTGATTTTTGCATTAATGTTAATACCGATTCCCTAGCAGACCCAAACATTGAAGCTACTCCTCTATATCCCCGTTGAGAAGCAATAGATTGTGCTCTGCTTAAAAAGTCTACAGCTTTATTATTATCACCCATTAACCCGTTAATGAAACCACCAAGAGTTGACCCAAATGAAGTTATTAATCCACCTATTTTTCCAGTAGATAGATCCTTCACACTACTAACAAATTCTCCTATTTTTCTAAATACAGAACCAGCACCAGAAGCCATACTAGTTATATCTTCTTTAAATTTTCCTTCAGAAAAATAACCTATTAAACGGTTTAATAACGTGCCTTGTTTTTCCACAGCATCGGTTTGTTTTTTAGATTCTTCCGCTACCTTTCTAGTTTCTTCTTTAATAGATTTATTGTTTTCAATATCTTCTCGTATTTTTTGAAATTCACTTTTTCCTTCGGATTTAATCAAACCTAATTTAGAAAACATCCACTTGAACGGAGCAAGAAAAATAAATTTAGCAGCATCAAAAATACCTTGCAACATTTGTCCTGAAAATTTCATAATAGAACCAAAATATTTTGGGAAGTTTTTAATAAACGATACTAACATATCTATAGCGGTTACAAATACTCTTTTAATTAATCCACCAGCTATAGAACGAACATCTGATGGAATATTTTCTTTACCACCAAATACTTTAGGTAAAAGTGTGTTTCTTAAAAAAGAAATACCATCTGACAACATAGGTATAGCAAATGATAGTCCTATGGCCAATGGACCTAATGTTGGTATAAATTTAAGAAATTTCCCAATACCTTTAAATACACCGGATGTTTTACCTAAAATGTTCATTAACTTAGAGGACCCAGCCATACCTTTTGCTGCCCCCATCATCATTGAATGGGGTCCACCTTTTCCTAAAAGAGTTTGTACGCCGTGGTATGAATATGCAATTAAATTACTTGATATTTTAGAAACCACCGAACCTAATCTTTTTGAAAGTTTTTCTTTGTCTTTATTACCTAAACCTAACATACCACCACCCATACCAGCCATTGCAGTGCCTACTTCAGTTACACCGAATAAACCAGTTGATTGGAAAATTCTACCAACTGTTGTCAACATTCCACCAGTAATAGAATTTATCATATTTCCGATTTTATTATTAGCCGCACGGCTCGCAAGTGCAGCCCCCGTGGATGTTGTTTTGTCATGCATGTATGCATATCTCTTATCTATTGCAGCCACACGACCTTTACCTACCAGTCCACCCCGTGCTATACCTGTTTTTGTAATATTTAATGCAGCGTACGCAGCCATAACTGTACCTATTAGTTTTTCTAAAGCCGGCCACATATAATTTAACCAAACAGATTTAAATCCATCAGAAATAAAACTTCTTATTGATTCACCTTTTTCTAATCCTAAATGAGATAATAAACCACGAGTAACAGAATACATAGTATCTTTAATAACTGTAACTACCGGTGATGATTTATCATATATTTGACTAAATAATGGCATCAATAATCTTGCCATAGATCTATAAGATAAGTAACCCCAGAATAATTTACCAAATAATGATTTAGGAGATAATAAATATTTTCCTATTTGGAATAAACCTTGTCCCATAGATATTGTTTGTTTAAGCACATCGTCTAATTTATCTGTCATTGTAACGTTAAAATCTTTAAAAGCAACTAATTGCTGTTCCTGTTTTGTAATATTTTCTTTTGAAAATGCTTTCATATTATTTTTTAAATTAACTAAATTAGCACCATATTTTTCATACATCCCACTTATCCTATCTGATCTTCCAGGATATATAGAATGAGCAAATTCTTGTAACATCATAGCAGTATCAACAGTAGCCATTCTAATGCCAACACCAATATCAGTTAATACTTTTAATCTATCCATAATTTCTTTATGTCTGATATTTAAAACAGTCTCCTGTAAATGTTGATCGTTTCTTACTATGTTTTGAGAAACGGTATCAAAATATTTAGGTAACTGTGATACAACGTGATAAAGTTCATATGTAAACGGCATTGGTCTCATACGGCCTTTAAATGATTCTGCTTCGTATCCTATAAGACCTTTCATGAAACTAGACTGACCGAGAACACGTATCAAAGATAATCTTGCTGCTTCGCCGGAATCTTGGGTTGATACAAATCTTTGCATGTTTAAAATACTATTTCTAAAATCTTGACCTAATACACCGAGGAAACCAGATAATCTAAATGTTAAATTAGATATGTTATTTTCACTTTCTTTTTGCATTTCTTGTTGTCTTTTATTTACCATCTCAGTCATTTTATTTGATATTACCATTTGTTTATAAATAGATTCTAATCTAGTTGCCAATGATAAATTCATTTTTTCTAATAATGTATGTGTTCTTTGATGTGCTGTTTCCAATCTATTTGTCATTGTGGCCAAAACATCCATTAATTTTGTAAATTGTGTTGCCGTGAAAGGTTGATTTCCTCCCGATGAATTGTTTGCATTTGGTTGTGATGTTAAATTAGATACAACGGAGTTTGTCTGAAAACCGGCGTTGGTTGTTCTGGGTTGATTTAAATTGGAATTTGCCAGATCTTGTATTGATCCAGTCAAATTTAATTGAACATCTTTTTCATCTGGCATGTTGTTTCACCACCCTTATCTTTTCCATACTATCAAAATAAGTGCAAGTCCTATAATAGCTAAAACATGGTTCTTTGTTATTTCATCTTCATAACCACATGATTCATATAAAGTGGAAACCATGTTTACAAATTCTTCATTTCTTTGTGCTTTTCCTAATATACCTTCAATACCGGTGGTTGATATTTTTTCTTCTCCACCATATTTATATAATAATTTTATAATAATATCTGTTAATATATTCTGTGCTTCTGGTGTTTGCTGAATATCAAAAAACAAAGATTCAATTTCTAATGTTGATAATAAAGAAAGTTGTGATATATAATTAATTATATTAGGACTTGAACTTACAGATACGAAGTCTTCCATGATTTCATTAGCACGATCTATTAATGATTCTGTTGCTTTCTCTTCCATATTTTTGTAATATTTTGTAGCTATGATTTTCATAGACTGATTTAATTTGTTTCTTACATCTACTAAATATCTATAATTATTATATACGTTTATTTCTTTTAAAAATAATGTTTCATATTTTTTTAATGTTTCATCACATATTTTTGTAACTAATCCTATTAAACCATCGGATCTTACAATAGAATGTCCGTGTAAATTGTTAATAGTATATAACAAAGTATCTGCATTACAAATTTTAAAATATTTTCTTTTCATATAACTTAAAGTAAAATAACCATATAATCTAGAAGCTTGTCGTGCACTATCATATTCATTATTAGCCAAAAATACAAATATATAAACTAATAATAAATTATATAAAGGATTAGTTGTAACATATCCTAGATTAGTTTGATTTAATTTTATTTTTTGTTGTTCAAATTGTTTAACTAAATAGTTTTTAAATTCTTCTTCTGTAAAACCGGTTTTATTAATCATTTCCTGATATATATTTTTACTAATCAAATAAACACCACATGGTTTACTTACAACCCGTGTAGCATATAATACATGTTGCTGAATAAATTTTCGCATACCATCTATATTTTGTGTTCCTTTAACTAATAAATTTCTTAATTCTTCTATCATAATATATCACAACCTTTAATCAATGAGAACTACATTAATAGATATATTATCTTTTTCAAACCAAATAAATTCAGGACAATATTGATGTACAACATCACTATATGTTTTCGGTATTTCATTTATATCAAAATTAAAAACAATATCTTGTGTTGGCTTGATAACTTCACAAAATTCAACATCATTAACTACATTATGTAAATATCTGGATATTTCTGATTTATAAATATTGGCATGGAATCCGGATTTTAAAGTTAAGAAAGTGTACAATACATTTTTGCATTCATTAATCAAGGAATTAATCGATTCACTTGTATCTCTTCGTACGTATACTTTTACAGAAATTTCAGGTGGAAGTTCTATATTAAAATCACTATCATATGTTAATACAGAAGTTGGATTATAACTATTTAGCTGCATATTAGTAGCATTACCGAAGGTTTTTACAAATTTCATATTTATTCTATCTGTCAGCATTTTAAACTGTGTAAATTGTTCTCTAAATTGTGCCATCTGATTTAATACATACGTATCAATAAATTCCAGATTATCATCATAATATTCTTGTTTTATTACAGGAACGGAATATGCGTATTTTGTTCCGTCACAAGAAACACCTATATTACTGTAACAAATAGGTGTAAGATCATGCTTGAAAATAGCAGATTGCTGGTAGGCAGAATGCAATTCACCATTATAATATAAATCTATTCTGAAAGTTGTAGAACCAATATCAATAGAATCAATATCTATTTCTTCACTTTCAAAAATAACAGTATCTTCCGGTGTATCTCCAATAAATGTTAAAGAATAAATGTCTTCATCTATAATTAAATTTAAGCCAATTTTATTACTACTATTATTAACAAGTTTGCTTACTTGGCATGTTATTTTATAACTATCATTATCTTCTATTTTTTCTATATCTATAGAATCCAAACCTAATCTAACCAACTCTATTCTAGGTATTTCTTCTTCTGTTGGTTTAGCATTGATAGTTTGCCCAACCGGTCTTTTGCCAGATTCTAATATAGATATGTTTCCATTAAAATAATGTTCGTCTATATTATCATATATAATGGTAATAGTCCAATCAATAGAACCAAGTGGAAAATTTGATAAATCAATATATTCTGAATTATATACAAATCTATCTGGTTGTGCCTGACTAATTTTCATGTCATAATCAACATTATTGATTGTTAATGTGCATGTTGTTGAAGAAGATACAACAGTTTCATCAAGTTTGATAGCTTCAAATGAAAACATACATTTATCATTTAAATTTTCATAGTATGAAAAATTCAGATCAAATACACTAAATCTTGGTGTACCAACATTATTACTATCTATTACAGAAGCCGTGATATTTTCATCATATGGTATTCCTGTATAAAATATAGTAGAATTACCACGATAAATATTATATAACATTGTATCGTATATATTAACCCAATAATCTGTATCAGTTAAACTTTGTCCTGTGCTTGGTGCTATGGCCAAATATGACTTCCCAAGTGATATCACAACATCGTTTTCAGCATAAGATACGCCTACTTGATATTCACCACGATAATTCCAGTTTCTTCCATCTTCATCATAATATAAATAAATTGTCCAATCCTGAACACCAGGATCAAAACCATAATCATTATAATTAATATATTCAGAAGAAAATATAGACGTGGTAGCATCTGCATATGTTTTATTAAAACCAAGTGGTATTTTAGTATCCACACCACTAAATTTAATTTCAGCTTTAATATTTTTAGCATCCATCTCAGAAAGCTTATATATTTCGGCTATTATTGTTAAACTATCATCAGTAGGATATAATGTGACCGTTGTATTTCTAACACCCATAAGAATATCTTCTGATGTTGGTGTGATAAATAAACCCGGTGTTATTGATAGATTGCTTAAACTATATGAATATCTTCCCAACGGAATATCGTATGTGTCATCATATTCAAATTTAAAAGGCATTCTATAAGTTACATCATTATATGAAACCAATTCTCCTTGTTTTATGACTTTTGTTTCATCAGTTATAACAATTGGTATTGATGCAGTTGGAATAGGATTATTATTGGAATCATATTTAACAATGAAAAAACTTATTTCATTACCATAAACATCTCGTCTTAATAAAACAGGTAGCGCTGTTATATCAGTTAAACCAGTCACACCCTGAAATCCAGTATAATCCTTTTCTGTAACAAGTCTTTTTGCAGAAGATATATTTTCTATAGCATGTCTTTTAATATTTTCAAGTGTTTCTCCATTATTTCCATTATCAATAGGTATTGGATTATAACTGGTGATATTGACAATTTTTCCATCTTCAGCATTTAAAATTCGTTCTGTTAGTTTAGCTGAATATGCTAATATATTCCCGTCTTCGCCTTGTGTTGTATACAAAGTTATTAATGCCTCTGCACCATCCTTAGGCAAATAACCATATATACCATTGCCAAATTTAACTGTTAAATTTCCGGATACAGGATCTAATACCAATTCATAAACTTTATCTTCGGATTTAGCTTGATACAACGAAGATATTTCGTGATATAATTCACCTTCAATAGTAACTATCACATTATAAGTAGATCCTTCGAAACCCGAAATTGTTTCTTCATAAAAAACATATAATTGTGGTGATTCAAAACTAAAATCATGTGAATAAACTTCTATTTGCCATATATCAACATCAAATACAACACATGGCTGTTCTGAATGAATTTCAATTTTATATGGTATACTGGTTATCATCCCAGTATTGATGTCTTGTTTAGATATATTAATAATAGAATCTGTTTTATTAATATAATAATTATATTTAATTTTAAACGGTACAGATCCTGTAGATACTTTAGAATTGACAGGTATTTTAATTGTCATTTCATTTGAAGATATCGGAATTATTAAAGTTAAACTTCCTTCAGCTGGTGTTGTGCCTTGTATGTTATAATCTAATTGTGTTGCTATATTATATACACTTGATGGTAAACTGGCTTTAATAAGAAATGCTTCATTATATGCTAAAGCATTTTGAAAAAGCATATCTGATGTTAAATGTGTAAGTGATTGTATAACATAACCTAAAAATCCAGATTCATATAAATCAACATTTTGTACTTTAAAATAATCTTCAGACAAATCTACAAGATTTTTCTTAATATCATATGGATCAAAGGTTGGAACTTTTCTTGTTTTTATATTAGCCACGTATAATCACCCCAAACAATCGGAGCTATAAACTCCATTTAATGAAAAATTCATAAACAATAAAAAATATGAGAGAGAAGCATTTTTAAGCAAATATGAAATACTTCTCTCTCGGATAAATTAAATTATATTAAACTCCAGATGCTTCATCATACATCTGATCAATAGCAGAAACAGAGCTTCCAACCATTGTATCAAGCAGACTACTTGCTGTAGATATAACTTGTTCTCCAGTATACATAACATCAAAACTGAATTCAATCTCCGGTTCTACTTTTTCCTGTGTTGTTTTGTCACCACTAAAGCTATCAGTAGGTATCTTAGTAGGATAAACACCGGTAAACACAGAAGCATACTGTACTGTTCTAGCATCCGGAAGTGTTGTAGCATACACACATTTACCTTTGTAATCTACCTGCTGAGTGGAACCAGACGTGGGATCAGCAATACCATAAACAATATTTCTGAATATAGTAACCCATTTACCCATTATTTGTGTAATTGGAAGTCCTGCAAATTCTATGAATCTTGCTGTAAATCTCTGTGAATCGTATTCCACAGTACCGGGAACAGACCATTTAATATTATTGAGTCCATTAAATTCTATAGGATTAACTGTAACACCCGGTACAGTTACAGACTGGCAAACAGTAGTTAAAAATTTTCCAGATTCTATCGTTAATGCCGATGGCATTTTTGTAAAAAACAGAAATTGATAACCAGTAGTATATGGATCAATGGCTGTTGCGTTCCCACCAAACATACTTCTAATTTGGTCTTCCCATTGGTACTTATTAAAATTACCCATTACGAAAGGATTAGGCATTTGTATTTTCACTCCTTAAAATTTTTCTTTATTTTAGCTAATAATTGTGAACTACTAACCGCTAAAACGGTTGGCTTTTTCACACATTATACATTTTTCATCTTATTAATATCTGGGTCGCCGGAAAATATGTCTTTAATTAAATTCCACAACATTGCAAATTCATTAATCACTATATAGACAGTGCTGGATATAACCACAATACCACCAGCAACCGGACTAGCTACCATTAATGCTGTTCCAATCAACATAACAATTACTCCTAAAATGGCTTTTAACAAATTCTTTAGAGATTTTGCTCCCTTCGCATAATTAATATTTTCTATAAATTTTTGCTCTGTTTTTTGCAGTTTTTCTTCGTCATTAAATGTTATTACACCTGATAAAAACACCACAGCCCATTTAAATGCAATTTCTTCTTTGTTTGCATTTGCATATTTTTGCTGGTTTGATAATAGCATATCATATGTTATTTGATATATTTTTGTTGCACTAGCTACACATGCTTCTTCATATTCGTCTGTTATATCTATCGTGACACTATTTTTTAATATACGTCCTGCTGTTTTAAGATTTTCTTTTCTAGGTTCTAATTCATTGATTTTTTCAAGTGCTTGTTTTGCTTCTGGTGTAGCTGTTTTCTTCTTTAGTTTCTTAAGTACATTCAAACTATCTAAAATAGTTTCATTTAATATTTTGGTATCTTCTCTATATATTTGTTTTGATAATTTATTAATTTTTTCTAAAAGTTCTTTCGATTCTTTTTTAATCTGATTCAATTCTTCTTTGTATTCTTTTTTCATTATTGACATCTCCTTGTTATTTTTTTTGCTTTCATCAATAGCTTTTTCAAAACTACCGTCATGTTCTTTACAATGATTTCTTGCTTCTTCTACAGACCATTTTTCTTTATTATATCTGTAAGCTTGTTCTGACATACTTGTACTATTTTTCTTTTCACCCATTATTACAGAATATTCTTTTCCTTTATGTTTTCGTGTAGTTCTTCTAAAACTATCGTCTTTAAATAAAGAAGGATCTTCTATTCTACACGCATGCTCATTGGTATACGGCATAATATCAACCACCCTTAAATATATTTTTCAATTAATATTGCTAAGTCTATTCAAAAAAGGGAAGGATAAATATCCTTCCCTTTAAATAAAGTATTTAATTGACAGAAAGAGTTACACTTATAACTTCAATTGCACCTGTGATTTTCAAATCAACTTGTACCTGACATCTATTAATCTTCTTATCATATTCAGTAGCAAATACATTAACTTTGAACCATTCAAGTGCTCTTCTGGATTTAAGTTCACCAAGGAAACTTGTTACATTTCCTTTGATTAATTCCCATGTATATTGATCATTAAGATCATATACATAATACTTAAGATTCCATTCGAGAGTTCTCTTAATATAAAGGAGTGTTAAAACTACATGAATATTCTGTAAAGCACTTGGTCTTCTCTGTGTACTCCAGTTTCCCCAGATACAGTCTTCACCGTGACTCCATCTCATTATAGGATTAAGCTGATTAAGTTTAAACTGATCTTTATAACCGCCAACTAATTTATACCTGATATCTTTAACACCAGATACTATACCACGTGTCAATCCTGCAGAGGGCCACCAAAGATCATAATCTCTCTCAGTCTTGGCAAATGTCTTAGCAAAATGATAAATCGGTGTCATCCAATGATATTTACCGGTATAAGCATCATACACTTTAGTGTACATTTCAAACAAAGCAACGCGGAAATTATTATAAGTATTGGTGTTTTCTCTAGCTGATATAGCGGCGCTTGCTGTTGGATTGTCACCATTATCAAGAAAAGCAAAACAATCGGTTCTAGCATCACAAAGATCAACTATAGAATCTTTAACTTCTGTAGGATAACCAGCATCAAAAATAACAGAAAACAGCAAACAATCAGGATCGGTTATTTCATTATTCATTTCACCAGTCTTGGGATTAGTCAAAGCACCAGAATATCCTTGAATAAGAAGCGGTGATGCTGAAGACCAGTCAACATAACCGGTATTTGTATTAAACAACGTACCGTCGTCACCTTCGGAAAGATTTATAAATGTTGTAAATGGCTGTGACCAATCTATATTAGCATCTATTGTATCAGATACTTTTGCATTAAGTAATGTTGAATATCTTTCGAGGACATCTTCTACAAAAAGACTTTCACCAGAATAATCTACAGCATTTTCATCAAATGAAATAAGGAAAGATTCTGATATTACATATTCACCTTCAACAGTTCTCTGATAAATATCTATGTTGTAACAATTAAACTGTTCAGCATATTCTGCAGATTCGGTAAGTTTAACAGCAATATTATTATACCAAGAACCTCTTCCTACTGGATAGAAAATAATTGATGCTGTGCTATCAGAAATTGCTGTATTTATACTTGCTACGGAAGCAACATTATTTATAAACACAGTTCCGACAGCATCACCATCATAATCATAATCAGCTGTTATTTCTGCACTGACAGCTGGCTCGTGACCTTCGTTGAAAGTCAATGACCCGGTTTCAAGATCAAGATCAAAATTATTTGGGTAGTAACTATAATCGACTGTTATATCCGAATCTATATCTGGCTCGTGACCTTCATTGAAAGTAATTTCGCCGGAAACTGGATCGATTGTATAATCTTCTTCATAGTATTTATAATCAGCTGTAATTACTGCATCTAATGAAGGAGCGGAAAGGAATGTTATCTCACCTGTTTTAGGATCTAGGGTATAGTCTGCTGTCTCTCCTTCGGTTTGTGATACACCATCTACATAAACAGCGTATCCTTCTGTTGATGCTATACCGGTGTTCGCAAGTGTAAACACTGTGGCTGTAGCATCCCCGGTTCCCACGCTTTCACCAATAACATCCGTCAATGTATTTCCTTCTGTTTGGCTTATTGCATTGACATAAACAGTATATCCTTCTGATTCTGCAATAGGCGCATTTAAAACAGTAAACAACCCAGTAATACCATCACCAGTACCTATATTTTCACCAGTAGCTTCGGATAAAATATTTCCTTCAGACTGTTCTACGCCATTCACATAAATAGTGTAAGAACCTGATATTATATTTCCATTGTCTAATTCAAATTGTGCTGTGCTTCCATCTCCAACACCTACATTTTCACCAGACACCGTGCTTTCAACTTCCATTAAACCTAAGTTAGCATAACTAGAATCTTCTGGCATTACTCTCATTACATAGAGATTACCAAGTATTCCAAGATATTGTTTTGCAACATACCAACCCTGCCCGTATTTAGCAGGATTTCCTTTACCATAAGTTTTTATTAAATCTTGGACCGAAGTTGTCATTCTTGGTTCATTATCTGGACCTTTTTCTGACAACATACAAAGGAATCCTATTGCACCCGGAAGTGGCTGCATTGTAAAGGATTCATCACGTATTGTGGTGTATACACCTGGAAAAATATTTGTCGCCATATTAATGTTCCCTCCTGAATAAAATGTTTGTTTTTCTTACATATTTTCGAATATGCGGAATTAAAAATAATTATGTTAATTTAAAAACGACATTCCCCTTGCACATATATATTGTATTTCATTATCCGCTTTTAATTTTTTAGAAAGTGATAGAGAATAAATATATTGTGCCATTGGTTCCGCCGTAATAAATAACTCCCTGAAAATAGGAACAGGATATCGTAATTCTGCTGTATTAACAGGACTGATTCTATCATAAGCATTTTGTAAACAACTAAAGGTGAGTGCTTCAAAGTCATGACTATCTAAAAGTTTCTGGTTAAAATTAACTATTCTATGATCTTGGTTTTGTGCACATATATCAAATTCTTTCATAAAGATACCAAACCATTTAGAAAAAGAATCCAATGAAGGTTGATCAAAGTTGTAATATTCTAATCTATTATAAATATCATCTTTAATTTCCGTTAATGCAAATTTAAAATTTTTTAATTGTTTATCTGAAATAGTTTGCCCGTGATATGATGGTATTTCAAACATTTCTAAAATTAATTGTATATATTTTCTGTACCATAAAGCTGCAACTTTTCTACCTAATGTTGTTAAATTATCGGATACTTCATAAACAGACCTATAGAAAAAACCACCATAAAACCGTCTGTTTGAATCGTATTCAGTTAAAGCACCACGTTGATTTTTATTATAAGCATGTATTCCACTATATAATAAAGTTGCTAACAATCTCCCCATATCTTCCGTCATCATTCGTTCTAATACGGCTTTTTCATCTTTTAATTTAATATGTATATCTATAGCATTCTTAAACTTTGTATATAATGAAGAAACAACATTAGCAAAAACAATTTCATCATAATATATACGATTGGTTTTCCAATCATATATAACACCATTTGGTGCTGAATTTCTATGTGATGCAATACCACCAGAATCTATTTGTCCTAATATAACATTGCTTAATGCTGGTGCAATTAAATCATTATCTTCTAATTTTAAAATAAAACTTTTAAAAGAATCAATTCCTGTTGGCATCTATATCCATTCCTCCGATCATGTATCATTGATAATTATCCTATTGTTTCATATAAAAATGACAATATAGATTTTATTTCATTTAAATACACATCTCTATTTAATTTATTATGTAAATTGGATAATTCATATATATTGGAATTTTCTGAATTACAATCTATATTTAAATTCATATTTTTTAATTTTAAATTTATAGAACTACCGTCGTTGTTTTTATACGCCCAGTCTAGTATTGGATAATCATTATTAAAAATAAACTTATCTACAATTTGATCTCTTTGTTTATTGCTATTTGCTGAAACTATATCTGTTGTAAAATTATATAAAACATTTGGTTTTGATTTTTCAAAACCTTTTATTGTAACATTATTGTCATTTTTCTTACCTATTAAAAAATTATCTATAAACATCAACCATTTATATTGTGTTGATGTAAACTGCCCATATACGTCATAATAATATTTTAAAACATCTACATTATTAGAATGTATATAAGCACCATCTATTTCAGATTTTAAGATTGTGCCTATTTTTTCAGAAATATATAATACATCTTCATATACGGTTGTTCTCAGTCTTATCAATTCATCTTTACCATATGTATTAATAAGAAGATTAGTCAAAAAATAATTATATAAAAATTTTTTAGAAGAAGAACAAAGATTAGATTTTGCTGTTTTAAAACAAAATTTATGATATAATTTTTTTGTTTCTTCATCAAACATTTGTTCTACGTATGTTGTAAATGCTTTTTGAAAATCTAATTTAATGCATTTAAAATAAATACTGTTATTATTTGGTGATATAAATTTTAAGTCTGTTTTAGTTTTTTCAGATTTTTGAACATCAATATTATTCCAAAAATCATTAAATATTTTCTGATAAGAAGAATACATGTTATTTAATTCTTCTTTATCGGTATACCACCCATAATGAATATTTAAATCAGATTCAATTGTTTGGATACATGTGATCTTTTTCATTCCACATACATCACGTAAAAAGGTAAAAAGATTATTCATATATTTAAAACCTTCTTTTTATTATAATAATAATACTAATATATTATACTATATGGTTACCTAAATTGTCAATCTCTTTCTCCTTCCTATATTTGTTCTGAAACTTATTTTTTTTATATTGTCGATATTCATCTAATGCTTCCATAGATTCATCTGAAAACATACTATTTAAAACATCACTTTGTGCAAAATTATTATTTATATTTTGTCTTTCACCAGTAATATCGAAAGTGTCAAATATATCATCTTCTTCATCGTTGTTAGATATATTGAAATAGTTTATTAAATTATAGTGATTAGAAACAAGATAAGCCAATCCTAAACCAAACACCAAGTCATCATTAGGTTGTCCTTCTATTCTACCGGAATTTTTTCTTACTAATGACGTTGCCTGTAGTCTGGCTGTTTTGGATTTAACTACATGGGAATTTTTAGAAAATAATTCATATATCTGTTCAATTAATAGTGGTCTGGTAATATTTGACATAGTAATACCTAATTTAGATTTATTGGCTTTTGCTAATTCATCTTTAACTATAATTCTTTCATATTTTGGTTTTAACATTTCAATAGTTTGATTACCAACCGAATTGGATTCTATTGCTAATACCTTATTAGGTAAAATATCAATTATTTGTGGAATATATTTTTCACAAAACATTGTTACAGTACATTTAAACATACCTTCTACTATTTGTTCACCAGTGTCGTAACATATCACTTCAACAGAAGAATAATCAGATCCATCTGCAGTTGCCGTATCTATACCAACAATATATCTTGAGTTGTTATCTGGTATATCAAACCACCTGATATAACCTTCTGGAAACAACTTTTCCTGAATGGGTTCTTGTGCTGTTTTTTCATCTTGTAATATTTTAATTATTTCATCATCAAATATTGATTCTGAACTACCTACGAATAATAATTCATATTCTTGATTCATCGTGCGTTCATCATAGCTATTTATAGCACGTTGTTTTTCATACCAAGCATCATCATATCCGGGTATTTCTGACCAATGTATTTTAACAGGTAAATATGCAGATCTTTCCGGATCAATATTACTTTCAGACCATAGTTTATAAAACTTTTCACCAGTACCGGTTCTTCCGTTTGGTGTAGATGATAATATAACACCATATGGAAGATTGTTTTCTCTTGCCACTTTAAATGTAAAAGCGGATGCGTTTAAAACTGCTTTAAGATGATCTTCCAGATGAATAAATGCTGCTTCATCGATCCATATTAGTGTTGGTCTTGTTCCACGTCCCTTTGCAGACGTATTGTCTCTACTTTTATTGCTAGCTTGTAATGTTAAACTAGAACCGTTTGAAAGGGAAAAATTATATGATTGATTTTTCGTATATTTTGGTCTTAACCAGTTTGGCAATCTATTGATAATTGCTTTTATTTCAGCTACAGTTTCTTTACCTTGTGTTAAATCACGAGACATAAATAAAACATCATAATGACTATTAAAAATCATTGTGTGAACAATAAGTGCTTCCGTCATAACAGTTTTGCCACATTGTCTGGAAGCTAATAATATCACACCGTCTTTAGTTTTTAATTTCCATATTTTTTGTAAAGTATTAATATATTTGGTTTGTGAATCATATAATTTTAAAGTAGTTAATTCACCAAGACCGGGTATAGGAACCAATACATATGTTTTAAAAAAGTATTGAACATCCGAAGCACATTTTAAAAATTCTTTTGCTTGGTCTTGTTTTGATAAAGCCATAATTATCACATCCGACTAAAATGTTAAATCTTATCTAAACAATAAATCCAACATTTCAATAAATTCAGGTTCTTCTTTTAATATAATAGCTAAGACACAGATAATTTCACTGGGAAATATTAATTCCTGATAATGTAAAAACATTTGTGGAATATTCCAACCGTTTTCCGTATATGTTGAATAAATTAGTTTTAAAACAATGTTTTGATATTTTTTTATTGTAAACGAATCGTTAACTAAAATACCCCAAATTTCACCTATTTCATTATCGATTTCTTTTAATTCTTTAAAACATTTATTAACATAATTTTTTTCTTCACGCGCTGATGTTGATTTCGTCGTGCTTATTATTTCTCTTTCAAGAAGATTATCCAAAAGTACTTTTGTTAATGTATCTATTTCGTCCGAAGTTGGCTTTTTTCTTGCTAGTTTATAAAAATTTTCAAACATTTTATTATAAAAAGGTTCTAAATATTTTTTTCTAAATAGTCTTTGAAAATCTCTATTATGATTCGCTGCCGTGTAATGACACAGTTCATGGTGGAGGACATACAGTTGATCTTCACCACGGTCTTTTAATTCTTCTTCTGAATTTTCTATTACTAGAAAAACCAAATTTTCGTCAGGATTAAAATAACCACCAATATGTAAAGCATCACTTTCTTCTCTTTGTTTTTCTATAATATTTTTTACAGCATCAAAACCAGCGAATGGTAGTAAAACAGATGAAGTCATTCTTTTTAGAAAAGCTTTAAAAACATTCGATGTGCATAATACAAGAATTAAACTTTGTTCTTCTATTCCACGTTTCATACAATAAAGAAATGAATATAAAAATTTGTTTCGCATACGTCTACTGTTTTTCTTATACAATCTATCTAAATATTCTTCTGCTTCTTCTTTACTTAATGGTTTAAAATAATCAAATACGTCTTCTAAATAGTAATTTTCTAATAAATTATATTCAGATATAATTTTATTCGACATAATATCTACCCACCTATAAATGCGTTTTTCGTTGAAACACAATTTAATTTAGCATATATATTTCCCTGAACTCTTTTTGATGCTGTTCTAGAAATAACAAAATCTAATTCAGATACAAAGAAAGTAATTTCGGTTCCCATTTTATATTCTAAATGGTTATATTTTAAAATTACTTTTCTTCCTATATACCAATGTGAGAATCTAAATGGATGTGATATCTGAATATCTAAAGGTTTAACTGTGTTCATAACTATGCTTGCTATACTTTCTTTTAACGAATATAAATTGGAATGATCTACATATATATGAGTTTTAGGTATAACTATCTTATCTAAAAATTCTTCAAAAACATCGGTACTATCCACAAATCTCAAAGATTTAATTAATTCGATTACATCTATTTCATCTGATTCATATAATTCAGATTGGCTTTTCTTAGTAACAACTATCTTCTTAGGTATTATAGAAGAAATACTATTAAAAGAATTTTGTATAGTTGGTGGTTTTCCGATATAATATTGTCCTTTGTCTACTTTTAATTTTCTTTGCTCATTTTCCGGTGTATCCACATATAATTCTAAAGCTTTTTCTTTAGTAGCATTGTTTAATGATTTTATATATACGGTATTACCATCTGAATACATTACAGGTGGAACAATAAACATCCCATATTCTTGTGATAAATATGAAAGGTTTTTAAAAAATTTATTATTTGGAACCCATATCTGATCATATGTTTCTTTATTATCTAAATCGTTTATTTCCAAATTAGTTTTTCCGTGGTTTGTAGAATTCCACAATTGCTGAATTATATTTTTTACTGTGGTGTTTTCATATAATCCACCTACTAATGTATTAATTGCAGCAAATACATCTTTAGCTATAAATTCGTGTGTAACTTTAATAATATCGGGTCTATTTTCTTTACCGGATTCACGTTTAATATCATTGGCATGCTGTCCATAACTTAACCATTCCTGTTCCATTACTGTTCTTTCATCTTCTGCCATATTTTTTTCTATAATTCTTAATATAACTGTATACGGCATTAATAACATATTCCTATATTTTGTAGAAATAAAAAATGTCATTCGCATAGTAGGAACAAAACTATGATTTGCCATGTGTATTGATACAGATTCTATTTCTTGTTGTAATGTTAATTTAGTTTTAGAAAATTTAAAATCAGCTTGCATATTAAAAGCAAACTGTTCTTTCTCTTCAGGCATGATTATACACCACCTTCTAATCTAACCTATATGTATTTATTAATCTTTTGGAGGAAGCATTGGAAAATATTTCCATGCACTACGCAATGTTCTGAAATGTGTATAATCGTGCACAAATCTAGATGCTGAAACGATAAACGCACCGTCTTGAAGCCATCTCGAATCTTTGATGTTTTTAATACCATATTGTACAATACGTAAATATCTTTGATATTTATCGTTAGAATCTGAATACATAACCATAACATAACAATCTACATTATTTATTGTTTCTAAATAATATTTTTGTTTTTTAGAAATATTAATAATTGATTTAGCTGTATGAAGATCTTTAGTTCCCTCTAGACTTTCCCAACCATAAGAATTATTATTATGATTATAATCCCCGTTAATCATTTCTGATAAATATTCATCCGGTGGAGAAGTGTGCAAATCACGCCACATAATTTTTCCAGTTGTCAATTTATTTGTTTTATTATTTGTTATTCCTTCATAATCGTAAGGATTACTTACATCGGATGGTAAAAAAAGTGACGTCCATGGTTGATCGTCCCATTCATTATACCCCATTTGTATAAAAATTGGAACGTTTTTGTATTCAAATATAGAATATTTTGATCCTTCAGCTTCAACTCGTTCTTTTGTCCAAATATGAAAAATACTATCACTGGAATTCTCAGAAATATTTTGTTTTTTGGTATTTTTTCTATGTGTTATTATATTATCTAAAAATGATAAATCATTTATTTTATCTTCTTCGTCTTGTTGTTGTATATATTCTCTTAGATATGATGTAGTTGCTTTTGATATATATCTTATTGCACCGGGATTAATTGATGCAAGATTTTTATGAAATACACTAGAAGCAATATTAACAGAATTTAACATAGACACCGCTTCTAATCCTGCCGACATAGCTACAACACCCGACAAACCATAGAATCTTGTTATACGATTTCTAAAATCTTCTACAGACAAACCGGGCATGATATCATATAAATCAAGTGCTTTAAATATATCGTCCCAAGAATTTGCCGGATCATCGGGTAATTGATTAGTATCTATTTGAAACTTGACTCTTTTTTCATCTCTAGTAAAAAATTTGTTTACAACACCTAGAGCAACCGCTTCTTCATTACCTGAAAACTCAAAGAATTCAGTACAAATAAATTTAGCTATTAAATAAAATATAGATGCTAATTCTTGATCAGTCATTCTCATAATATCAAAATCTCTACTATAGTTTCTTACTAATAAAGAATATGCATATATAACCAAAGAATTATAATATTGATTTAATATACCATCATCAGTTATATCAGAACAAATTAATTTATTTAAACCATACAAAAGACAAGCAGCAAAATCACTCGCTTCTGATATTTTTACTTTTTGTTTATCTAAATCAAAACTAGCGGAACATAAATCAATATTTAAAACAATACCGTTTTCGTCAGTACCTTTAAATATCATCGCTGGTAAAAAAGAAAGTTTTGAAGGAAACGTAGTAAAAGAAATATTTTCTAATCCTATCCGATTAATTAAACTAATATAAGTAGAAGAAGTGTTACTTGCTATTACATTGAATATATTTTCATTTGTAAATGGTCTATGTGGTTCTTGTATGTCTATTCTTTTTTCCGGTGGTCTTCTTAATATAGGAATGGCCACATTAAATAAATCAGTAGGAGTGGAAGATAAACCCGAAAACATTAAGAAGTCCCACCTTTCTTGTGATATTTGTCCATTTTCTTTATATATTCTAGTAACTTTGTTTCACCAATTTCATTTTTCAATTTTTCATATGCTTTTGTATTTTGTATATTAGAAAAATCAAAATTAGGTATTTTAATTTTCAACCAGTCATCTATTGCAGATTCTGGATCAGTAGATTTTTTAATATTGTCATTATATATTCTTTCAAATTCTTCTGTAGATTCAACACGTTTAGCTGTATGGGATTTATTACTTGATTTAGGAATTAATATATCACGTATCTGTTCTTCTGATAATAATTTTAATTTTGGATATATATCTGATTTAAATCTAGCATTAGTAGGTATTTTATTTATCAATAAAATAAAAGGATAAAACGTAACATTGTTATATTTACCATATGCTACTTCCGGTGATCTGTAATCCGAATCAGATTTAAAATCATATTCGTCGGCTAAATCTGTCATTTGATTAACTTTTTCCATAATCTTTTCCGCCGATATATCTGGTATATCTAAATAGGTATATTCGCCAGTATATGTATATTCATAATCTCCAATTTCTCTTGTTTCAGATTCAAACGTAAGTCTGTTTATTAATTTCCCTATCCTGAAATCACTTTCTTCATTAACATGATCTCTTATGTCTGGAGAATTCCACATATATTATCATCCCCAATTATCTATTCATAACTTTGACTAAACATTCTAATTCATCAATACGAACAATTTCTCCAACTATTTTACCTACATATTCATTAGCCATTTCTTTAGGTATTGGCTTGCCATATCCATTATTATAAGGTACAACAAAATTGCCTCTGCATGCAACGTCTTGATAATTTATATCTATTTTTACAGTTACAAAACCAGCAACAGATATGGGTATCTTTTTATTTTCCTGTATTTCTTCATGAGAACCACCAGCTAAAAAAGCATACATATCGGAAGCAATTCCTAATATTACATCCGATTCAATATCAGCCAATTCAGCTTTTCCATCTTTATTTAAAGCCATTATTTTACCAAACATCTCTTCGGTTGATAAATAATTAGCTAAATCAAAACAGTCAGCATAGTCATTATAAACAGCATTGTAAACTCGTGTTGCATATAAATAACCGTTATAATTTAATCTGGTAGTAGCCGATGGATTTGTAGTACCGCCATATAACATACCAGTAGCCGCTGTAGTACCATTATACTTTAAAAACGATAATGATGTACTTCCTGATACAACTCCACGATCACTAGATAATGTACCACTGGTTATTTCATTGGCATCGTGATTATGTATTGTATTTGCAAAATCAGCTATAGTTGCACCACCATCCGCTATTAATGAACCATCAGTAGAATCAAATACTACTAACCTACCTGCAATTGATGATGTTGGTCCTAATACAATACTATCCATACCAATACCAGAATCTGTTAATATTTTACCCGTTGCATCATTAAACACAGGCACATTCTGTGGTACACTAGATGTTGGATTTTCAACTATATTAGCAGCTACTTTACCAGAATCACCAAAATATCTTCCATCTGATGACGTATATGCTGGAACGTTCCCGGGTTCACTTGATATTTCAGATCTTAGACATATATCATTAAAATATAACGAACTATCTGACAATGTTTTTCCATCTTCAGAATCAAATATTACAAGATTTCCTATTGAAGAAGCAGCAGGACCTACTGTCAAATCTAATGCAGAAATACCGGAATCAATCATTGAAAAATTATTATCTAATTCAAACATTGGAATATGATTAGCAGATGAACTTTCCGGTCCTATTAAAAAAGGATTCTTTAATTGTCGTTTATCAATACGTGTTACCATTATATTATTCACCTTCCTTTAGCATTGGAAGTATTTTACCAAACGACGGCTTCTAATGATTCTATATCATTAGCATTATCTATTTGTGTGGTAAGTGTATCTTCTTTATTAAAACATTCTTGAACATGATTTCTAACAGCAGTAGCAATTTGTATTATAGTATTTGCATCCAATGTAACAAAACCGTTTTTAGTTTTCCATCTGCATATATATGCAGGATCCAGTGATGCTGTAAAAGCTGCTGCTGTAATTAATGATTGCGATTCTCTATCAGTATTAATATTGTAACCATCAATTTCTATACCAGATGTTTCTTCTTCGTATCTAGATCTTGCTATTTCGTTACGTTTATCTTTTTTTGCTTGCTGCATGTCGACAACCCACGTTGTACCATTCCACGAATGATAATTAGAAGGTGCTGTTATGACTTGTTGTGTTTCTGGATGTATTTTTTTAATATCTGTATTTTCTAATAAATCTAACCAAATGGTTTCTGTAACTTCGATATTAGGTGTTGGCATATTTTCTCCATGTATTTCTGGTGAATAAAAACCAAGTATATCACCTGTTGTTTCATCATAATGAACAAACATAAATATCATACCTCCTTAATAACCAATTGCTACATATCTCATAGTTACAGCCACATTCCCGTGTTCATTATTTACAACAGCTCCTGTGGTACTTAAACTATAAATTGCTGGGTTTGCCATATCATGATTAGATCCAAGTCCTATAACTGCCTGTAAGCACGCGCTTGGGAAAGATATTGGCCATGTTATGCTATATACTCTACTGGCATTATTCACATAACCCCACTGAATTATAAACCCGTTACTGAATTTTTGATATCCATTAGTTCCAAAAGAATGCGCTATATCTGAAAGAAAATTTGTAACATGTTGTCCATCTAACAAGTCAGCATCCAACCCAGAACCAGAACCGTCGACAGTTTTTATTTTATTTAAAATATCTGCTGCAGTATAAGAACTGGATGCTAGATAATAACTTCCGTTTTGACCATCTAATAAATCTGCATCTAATCCAGATCCAGCTCCGTCCACATTCTTTACTTTAGCCAAAACATCAGAATCATCATAATTAGTTAAAAGAACAAAAGTATTATCTACGTATTGTTTTGTTGCTGGGTGCATTGTATCTGTTGGATTATTATGAAGCGTGATGTAACCTGTCATTGTACCGCCAGAAAGTGGTAAATAACTTAAATCTCCTACGGTTGTTTCTAAACTAGATACATCGTCTGCAATCAATGAAAGATTGTCATCTACATATTGTTTAGTAGCTGCATGAAAAGCGTCTGTTGGATTAGCATGAAGTGTAATATATCCGGTCATTTGACCACCAGACACCGGTAAATATGGGCCGGCAGCAAATTCTTCTCCTAATGCAGATATCATGTAATTGACCCAATAATCTACATATCCTTTAGTAGCAGCTTGTTTGCTAATTAAAGGTTGATAAGATGAATTATCAGGATGGTTGTATAAAGTTAATGTACCTTCCATCTGGTCTCCATCTTTTCGTACATAATTAGAAAGATCTATAGTTTCTAAGGAATCATCTACATATTGTTTATTAGCTACTTGTTTGTTTTCCGTCGGATCTGGTGTTAATACAGTACCAAGTATAGTATCGCCACGTTTTAATAAAAATGATTCTGCAGCCCATTCGGGCAAAGATTCGGCTTCATATCTATAATCCTTAAAATTAGCTTCATTAGCAATCCAACTTGTAAATTCGGTTTCTGTTGGTATTGTATCCCACGAACCAGTATGAAAATAGTATAATATTAAATGTACATCTGGATTATATAAAGAAGTTGGCATTACTTTTATAGACGCTACTGGTTGTGGTAATGATGTTGAATATTCATATTCTGCTAAAATATAAAAATCCTGTTCATTAGTAGGACATTCAACCATTATAAAAATTGGTTTATCTATAAAATCTATACACATATAATTTAAAACAAGTTTACCTTCAGATAATTCTGCTACTATTCTATTTTCATCAGTATCATATATGAATGAAAGATCCAACCCACCGATATATGCTTTGTGTTTACTTAATATTTTAAGTAATCCATTATGATTTTCTGAAGTAAATGGCGAGTGTGGATCTATATTCCTTTTCTGTATATTATTCCAATCAGATGTTAGTGTGTATGGCATTTATTTTCTAACCTCCTTTTTAATTCATAATAATAGAAATACGTACTTTATTAGTTGCTTTATCTATAGCTATTATTTTACCTACTATGAAATCATTATATTGTGTTTTTTCATCGAACGATATAACTTTACCAATGCCATTATCAGCAGGCATTATATAAAATCCTAATTCGGCCTTTTCTACATTTTCAACATTAACCCAAGCATAACCAGCAGAACAAATGGGTGCTTTAATGTTATTTTGTATTTCTTCTTCTGTCCCACCGGCTATATATGCATAAGTATCTGATATGACACCTATAATGGTTCTAGAAAATCTAGAAGCCAGTCGGACAGTATTGTTATCACACAATTCGACTATTTTGTTTTTAGAATCTTCGAATGTTAAATCAGCATCAAGATATAGACAATCTGCAAAGTCATTATAAACAGCATTATAAACTCTAGAAGCATAAAAATATCCGTTATAATTTAATCTCTGTGAAGATGATGGTGCTGTTGTTCCACCATAAAACACACCTATATTGTTTGCTGTTCCTGTATATTTCACAAAGGAATATGTCGGGGAACCGGCTACTACACCACGATCAGAAGATAAAGAACCACTTGTTAAATCAGAAGCATCGTGTGTATGTGATATTCCTGCAAAGGATGTATCTGCATATACTTTGGTTACAGGATGAAAATTTTCCGATGGATTATCAATCAATACAATATGTCCTGTCATTTCACCACCAGATAGTGGTAAAAAAGGACCTTCGGAAAAGTTAACAACTTCTTCTATTCTTTCATCAACATAATTTTTTGTAGCTGCATGAAGTAAATCTGTTGGATCATCATTTAATTTTAAGAAACCAGTCATTGATCCACCATATAATGGTAAAAACGGACCCATACCAAATGTTTCTGTCATGTGATTAGCCCAGAAATCCACATATCCTTTTGTAGCAGCTTGTGTGCTACCTAATGGATCTGGCACAGATTCATCCGGATGTTCACTAAGATACAAAACACCAGACATTGTTGATCCGGTAATAGAAACAAAATCATCCATATGTAACGAAGTATGATTTTCTATTAAATTATCGACATATCCTTTATTGGCTGCCTGATCATCTAATGAAGGATTTGGTACTAATATTGTGCCTGTTAAAGAACCACCATCCATTGGCATAAAGTTTGCTGTTAACCATGCCGGTAAATTGTCAATATTTGTTCTTAAATCTTCAAAATTAAGTTCATCAGAAACCCATGCATTAAATGCAGATTCCGTTGGAAACGAATACCAATTATCTGTATATATGTGGTATAATTTTAAATGTATATCAGAATTATATTCATCAGAATTTATAGATTTTATTTGTGCTACACCTAGTGGTCTTATATTTCTATATTCATATTCTACAACCACATAATAATTTTGTCTTTGAAGATTATTTTCATTATCTAAAAATACAATTGATGTGTTTTCTTTAAATTCTATACAAACATTTTGTATTACAACAATACCAGGTGTAAGATGCATTATCACTTTTTTATTAGCATCATCAAAAGTAAATGAATGGTTTAATCCATCAATATACATTTTCGAAGAACCGAGTATTTTTAACAACTTGTTGTGATTATCAGCATGCACTGGAGAGAGTGGTTCGATATTTCTTTCTTGTATGCTATCCCATTCTGTTGTTAAGACATATGACATATATTACTCCCTCCTTTTAATTAAAATATAAAGAACCATTCTATTATTAAATTATCCATACTTGATTTTGGAATTGTCGGAAATGTTACATGTGAAAATAAAGAAAAATTAGTTTCTGCTGTAGAATCTGTTGGTGAAACAAACATACCAGCTTCGTTAATATACGAATCAACAGCATCATCATCAGCTACTGTCATAGTTAATTTAGCTGTTAACACTGAAGAAAATTCTACAGAATCTATAAGTTTCTTATTACCACTATCGGCATACCCGGCGCCACCTTCTGAATTTAATACTAATGTGGTATATAAACTAGTATCTTCATCAGTAGGCCATATGGGTTGAAATGGTGTAGTGTCTGTTGCTCCTCCAGATCCAACCGAAAACCATCTTGGTAACCAAGCGTGTTTTTCATTAGAACCTAATTCATATGGTAATCCAAATAATCTTTGCATAAGATAATTTCTTCCAGCTATTACTATTTTATTATTTTTATTAACAATTAATTTATTGTTTTTATAAATCTTTACTTGTCCTTCTAATAAAGACTTATCACGTGTTTTTACTGAATCATATAATTTAATGGATTTATCCATTTTATATACACACCTCTTTTAAAAATAAGTGATAACAATTTAAAATATATATTATATATTCTATATATTTTGTGGTTCAAGAAATATTAATCTTACAGCTTGTGTGCCACCACCAGTTACAAATGCAGCTAAAACAACATCGCCAGTGTTGTTATTAATAGTTAAAGCTGTTGGCTGTTGTTGTTCATCATCTAGGCTTTCTGTTGTGCTAGTGTATATTAAAATAGGAGTTTGTAATGTATTATTTTCAAATTTTATTTTGTAAACATATACAGTATAATAATCAGCCCATTCATCAGTATCATAATTGAATGCCGAAACTGCTACATAACAATTTCCGTTAAAATCTCTTGAACTTCCGTGGTAACCATAAAAATGCGTGTTACCTTCAGGAATAGGAATTGTTACATATCCAAGTGATGTACCGGAACTATCAAATCTTTCAATTATAGTATTTGTGTAAGCTTCCATACCATACATACCTAACTGTGTTAACTGCATACCTAAAGCTGCGAAAGTACCATCGTCAAATCCAAACACATCTTGACGACAACAATTTTCAATATTAGAAAAAGTTAAATTACAATATGCTATTAAAGTACCATCGGATGTTAATATATTAACATCTGTTTCATTAACTAAAGAACCGGGTCTTTTCCCAAAAATATATTCACCGTTTGGTGATACACTTCCTATAGTAGCATATTCATCGTATAATTCTGGTTTAGCTGGATCGTCCGGATATATTTCTATTGATCTAACTCTATCATCAATATTAACATCATTAAGTGGATCGAATGTTCCGTTTTCAATAGTTGTCAAGTAATCCGGTGTTGTAATATATAAAATACCGTGCCTAGCAAAATAACCATTGTCATATTTATCGATACAACCATCGTAAACATGACCATCTGTAGATCCTAATTGTGTTAAAGAACCAAGATCGGGATCATATTGTGTAGTATACATAGTATATGGAGTCCACCCGTATGAATGATAAAGCTTATTAGTTGAATCAAACATAAAGGTATCTTCTAGTGTAAACCACTCAAGATAATAATAATTTGTAGAAGCTACATACGTATCACTATCCAAATTAGGATCACGAATCCACGGAACCCACGAATCATATTTAAATCCAACAGGATAAATTTTTTGTTTAGAATGTATCTTAATTTCTAAATCTGTAAAACTACTACCTATTGGTAAATAAATTACCGGTCTAATCCATCTTATATTGTGTGGTGTAGTAGTGATAGATTCTAAATCTGTTTCGTCCATAAACTCAGCCATGTCTAATATGTCACCAGATTCTAGAATTTTAACTACATATCTAAAATTAGTAAAATTATATAAATACGGAAGCTGTTTTCTAAACCATCCCAAGACACTATCATAACACCAGCAATTACTTAATCCATCAATATTCTGGTTATCGTAATGTGGTGGCCTTTGAACAAAATCAAAATTTAACGCATAACGCACATTTGAATCAGCATTAACCGATATAGAAGAAATAGTATAATCTTCACCTACATAAAACTTATCCCTACCAATTAATATAACATCTCTGTCCCACATATTAGCCACTGTGTCGGTCGTGTGATCCCAACTTAAATAAGATAGGTAATCTTCTTCATCATCCAACTTATTCATCTCTGGTACGTGAAATTTCCAACTGGATGGATATGTTCCCGTATATGTTTTTTTATAATAATCTGTTTTAAAAATTCTTAATTCTTCTGTCAATATTTCTTTGTTATTATCAAATACTAAAATATTTTCAGAATCATCTAATCTGAAATCCATATATAATTGTGTTTCTATATGTGGTTTTATTTCTTTCTTTATTTGTTCTCGTATGTTTTGTAATGAATCATATGTATCTGGTACTGCTGGTGTTTCATCAAATAATTTATATATTACACCTGTTGATATTTGTTTAATTAATATTTTTTTAATAGAATCTCCGATAGCTATTGATTCGTCCAAATCATTTCCAATTTTAAAAATAGGTGATGTATCTATATTAAACGCGTGATATGGTTTAACAAAATTAACTATTATATTTAAATATTCTTTATATAAATATGTGTATGTTGCATATATTTTTAAAGGAAATATTTTTCTTGTAAAAGAATATAATATTTGTTCTAACACAGTTAAAAAAGATAGATAAAACTGATTACCTAATATTAATGCTTCATTTAATAAGCCTATTTCAGAATCACTTGGTGTGTATTCTGTATCAAAAAATTTAGGTCTTGGTGCTAAATCGAAAATATAATCTCTTGATACTTTATTTAAAATATCGGGACGACTATTAATTAAAGTTTCTAATTCAATTAATTTAGTTTCAATCCAATTATAGAAAAACGGATTTAAATTATTTAATTCATCGTATGATTCGTAATCTATAAATTTAGTACCTTCTTTATAAAACCATTTTTCAAATGTTTGCATTCTAGTAAATTTTTCATCGTAATCTGTAGCTGGTTTAGATAAGTCATTAAACATTTTTAAAGCCATCGGAATATCTATTTCAGGATCGGTGACGGTTCCATTCCAACCCATTCTGGATATACCAACAGATTCTTGAACTTCTTGTGGAAAACCCCAATATAATTTATCAAAAACCATCCATAGACCAAGACATAATTCATCAAAAGATATAAAATCCCCATATCCTTCTATAGTAATAAGTCTTGTATTTTCACCAGACAATTCTTTATTATCATAATACTGTTTAACTATATCTAATGCTATAGAAGTTTCTGTTACAGTATTTGTAGATAAAAATGTCTGTATAGAAAAATATGATGTCTGTGCTGGAAATTTAGACACCGGTGAACCACCACACTTTCGTTATAATAATATTTATTAAATTATAATTATAAATATTTTTTAATTGATTCTACCAATTCTTTAGCTACTTTATCCTGAAAAGCTTTATTTTGACACATTATTGCTTCCCTTGGATTAGATATAAAGCCTATTTCTAAAAGTATAGCAGGCATTATTGTTCTTCTTAATACATAAAGATTTTTTCTTTCTTTTACACCACGTGTTAAAAAACCGGTTGCTTTTGGTAATGTTTTAGCAATTGTTTTATTTATAACTGGTACTCTCATTAAATCATATACTAATGATTCGGAACCACGGGCTGCTTGATTAGCAGAAGCATTATGATGAACACTGATAAAATAGTTAGATCTATTATTATTAGCTATGACACATCTATCTTTCAAAGTAATAAATCTATCATCTTCCCTCGTCATAATAACATCTGCACCAGCTTCTAAAAGATAATGTTTTAGTTTGAAAGAAAAAGATAAATTAAGATCACATTCTCTTATATCATTAAAACCAATTGCACCGGGATCACATCTTCCACGACCACCGACTGCAGTGTTGCAGCCGTGGCCGGGATCTATACAAAATTTAATTGTCATTTTTTCACCAACTTTTAAATCAAGTTTTTACATTATACTGCTCCAAAATCTGAAGCACGTAGCGGACCATCAGGACCATAAAGAGCAAGTGTATAGTCATCAGGAACGGTTTCCGCATTATATTCAACAACATATGTGAAATGTAGTGTAACCTCGCTAAAATCACTCGCAATAGCAATCGTTGGATTGATGCCTTGTGGAAAATAACATCTTGGATCATCATAACAAGGACCACCAACAAGTAAAGTAACTTCTTTACTTTCATTCGGGCCCAAATCTATGGTATGCCATGGGACGCCATAGTTGTCAACATAAACACCATCTGCTAACATAGCCCATGCTATAGGGAAAGTATCACCTATTTCAATACAAACTTTTGTTGTATGTGTTGAATCATTGTTAGTAATAGTAACCGTGTAGCTAATACAAACAGTATCAATACTTTCTACGGGATACGGAACTATAACTTCTTCTCCACGTACTTCTCTTATAGAAGTGACAGTTGTAGTAAAATCTATATTTTTTCCAGGCAAGCTACTGCATAATTGAAGTGATTTTTCTTCCCACGCATTGGTAGAAAAATCATATTTATATAATTTGTTTATATTAGACGAATATGTTCTATATGTGTAATATAAATATAGAGCGCCATTTGCAATTTTTAAACACGCCGTTTTATCATCATTGTTTGCACTAGGCATAGTTGATGAACTATCGTCGATAATAGACCATGTATCAGCAAGTGGATCATATTCATATAATATACCAGATTGATAATAATAAAGTTTATTCTGATATGTAGTAGCTAAATTTTGTCTATAATATTCTGTTGTAGAACCAATGAAATCTGCTTTTTGAGTCCATGTATCTGTTTTTATATTATATTCCCACAATTCAACATCAAACACTACATATATTTTATAACCTATAATAGTCGAAGCATGTCGAGTTGTGCCTGACGGACATGTGGATTTCGGTATCCATATATCTGTTTTAATATTGTATTCCCAAACCGGGTTTTCAGTATCTGTAAAACTACCAATAATATATAATTTATCATTATAATAATTCATTGTACATGTTGTAAATATTGCACTTGCTTCAGATAATGTATCATAAAAACCACTTGAAATTCGTGTGTACCCATCTTTTTCATTGAATTTAATTATATACCCATATTTAATTAATAAATAAATATCTGTGCCTACAGAAACCATATCTTCTTTGGCTTCATTATATACATTATTATATGGTATAAAGTTTTTACTAATATTATTCCAATGTTCGGTAGAAGTATCATATTTATAAATATGGTTTATAGCTTCATCATTATACAGACCAGAATAATTAGTATATTGTTTAATAAATAATTGTTCACCGTTTGAACTCATTATTGCAAGACTTCCGGCTGGAACATATGTTTCATATACAAAATTTCTATATAATGGGTTTTCATCCCATTCCATATAATTAATATTATAAGCTTGTATTGATTGAATATTATCATTTTTCTCATATGGTAGTTGTTTTGTTGGATTTAAAACCGGTTTAAACTTCATATAATTATACATATAAAAATAATAATTAGATAAACTGCAATTCCATCTTATAGAATGTATCCAATATCCTACTTGTGTTATATGTAAACTATTTTCAAAATCCATTCCTATCGGATAGTATAAAGATCCTGTTGCTACAGTATTCAATAAATTCATATTTTTATCATATATTCTTAATTGAAATTGATTGTTAAAAAGATAGTCTTCATATTGAAGTTTATATATATCACTATTAAGAGGTCCCGATATGTATATATTATTATCTCTACCAACATTGAAACACAGGTCTTCATAAATATCATAATCATCTGAATCAAAATCATCTAACCTATATGTGGGTATTGAATTAAAATAATTAGCAACAAAATTATTTTTTTCAAGATCTGTTTCTAAGTTTTTAAAAGTACTTATGGTGTTTTCAATATTATCTATATTTATTTCTTTGATTCCATAATATACATCATCATTAATATCAACATCATCAAATTTTATATATAATCTATTATTTTGTAATATACCATTTCCCAATTTAAAATAATACGGTACGTAAAAATCAATAGTATTGTCTGTTTCATCAGAAAAATCTTCTACTAATGAAAACCATTTGTTAGTGTCAGTATTAAAAAATAGATACGAATTTCCATGAGTAAATATAAAATAATTCTGGTATTTTCCTACTAATTTATCTGGTGATCCTAAACTTAAAGAATCAAAAAGATGATCGAAATTTTGTAAATTTATATTTTCTACGTTATTATTTTCTGTATTTATTTTTAAAACTTCTTTGGTATAATCAGAAAATAAATATATAATATTATCATTCTCATCATCAAAACAACCAGTAAACCACGCATATTCATCCCATTCTTCTGCCGCTGTGCTTGATATATAATCTTCTGCTTCCCACCATGAATAAGGATATGTTGATGTAGGAAGAGAATCCCATGTATCAATACCACCCTGATTATAATCAAGTGAAGAAGAAGAAGTATGATCTCGCTTGCATACTATCAATATATTGTATCTGGGTCGACGAACTATATCACCTTCGGTATATGCTGTATAAGGTTCCCACACGGGATATTCTGCACATATTATTTCTTTAAAATAATCATACCACTTTTCGTCAGCTAATATAAATTCATGTTCAACCTGATTAGTAGATAAATCTATAATATGACAATATATTCGTACGTTGGTATACCCGTAATCATATTCTACTTCTTCTATGTCATAAGTTTCTAAAACATTACCAAAACCATCTTTTAATGTGTATGTATCCGGAAATTCTTCTAAAGAACTATTATGTCCATAAATATAATCGATTCTATTTATTAACATCATTTTTCTTCCACACATAGACATTCTTGCATCGTGAACCCATTCATGCTCGTCTAGCAAATTTACATATGATTGTAATAGATCATTATGTGTTTTACAGAATTCTAAATTATATGTACCTTGCCAATTACTAGGATACATTCTAGTATTCTTAAAATATATATCATTTAATTTATCTTCATCATCTAAATACCATAAAGAATCATCTAATGTGTGGAAATCTAAATTAGAAAAAACATAATCTTCTTTATGTTCTTTAGCACCATCAGACATTACAATAGTTTCTGGTATAAATTTCCATTCTAAATTTTTATCTCTGGTTAAATAGTATTCATTAATAGCAAAATCCGTATAACCAAGTCTAGTTAAAAATTCACCTATTAAATTAGGTGTTCCTTTTCTTCTTAAGAAATAATAGATATTGGCAGCTAATTCTCTTTTAGAATTTTCATCAAATATTTTATGTATATCAAAACCATATGAATCTAATGAATCTTCAACTATATCTAAATCCTGTTTATACATATCAGTAATATTCATACGGGCTTCTATTAATGAATCTATTATTGCATAAATTTTAGTTATTAATAAAATCCAAGCATTATAATCTTTATTATTATATACTGGTTGATAAATTATATTATCTATTTGTTCTTTCACTTTTTCTTCAGATGTCATATATCTTAGTTTAGCTATATTACTTGGTAGTTCACTAAAATCATTATTTTTAACAGCTTCTAATAGTAATTTAAACATTACTATCGGAATATTTAAATTAGAAATTGTATCTTCTAATTCTCTTAACGTAGTTTGACTTTTTATATTTAATTCATTCGCCATTATTATTATCCACCTACCTTCTTAAAACATAATACTAATTTCTGATAATGCATGGAGTTTTCTTGATATTAAACAAAATTCAACAGCAGCTTCTAATAAATTTGTAGATATTTTTTCAGTAAGTGTTTCATTTAATTCATCTATAGGACTGGTCATTCTTAAGAAATCTAAAAATTCTTTTAATAATTTAGTCATTGCAATATCTTCATTGACTGTTACATCTAATGAAGAATTAAATAAACAATCTTTATATTCTTGTAAAAAGTTTTTCATGTATTGATCGTAATCACCATAAAAATCTGTTAATATATTTAAATCACC